TGCTGCACGCTGGATTGAAACACTCGTAGTGGTGCCAGTGCTCCTCCGTGCTGAGCCTCATGGCTCTACGCTCCTCGGTGGCGACCGAGGGGCGCTTTGGGGTGAGGGTCATGGGCTGGACTCTGTGAGCTTGGCGAGACGCTCCAGCCACTCCTGGTTGCGCAGGCGCTGGATCGCCTCCAGCTCCTCCATGGTGCCCTTCATCGTCTGCACGTCATTGTCGTGCTTCGGGGGTTCGCCAGCGCCGATCTGGGCGGCGACCGCCGCTGCTGCGTGCAGCGCCTCGGCGCGCGAGGGGAACCCACCGAGCGCCGACCTGTTCGCGTCGCACAGCGGGTCGCCGCCGAGGTACGGGTACCAGGCCCGCCACGTGGGCGACCAGACCAGACAGAACGTCGCCCCCAGGCGCCGGCGGACCACGCCCTCCAGCCTGCCCAGCGCCGCGTCGCCGTCCTGCTCAATGGCGAGCATGAGGCGCAGCCCGTCGCGCTCCTGCTCCGCCCTCAGCGCCCGCGTCACCATGTGGGTGTAGGCGTCGGCGATCGGCCGAAGGTCGCCGACCTCCTGCCGGGCCCTGTCGAGTTCGTCACGAGCCGCCGTCCGGGCGGCCTCGAGGCTGGCTACGCGGTCGAACATCGCGACGACCAGGTCGCCGAGGTCGGTCCGGCGGCCTTCCCGAACCAGTCCCCAGGGCAGATCCTCCGCGCGCTGGCGCTGCTCGCGGGTACCGCTGCTCGGTGGCTCGGTGCTTGCGGGCATCGACCGCAGGAAGTCGATGTCGGCCGCGGACAGCGCGCCGTCGGTGGCGTCGCTGGAAATAGGCAGGATGTCAGTCATCGATCACCTCTTCAGCAAGCAGCAGGCGCACCTGGCGCTTGTCGATCTCGTAGGATTGACAGGCCGCGTTGAGGGCAGCGCGGCCCGCCTCTCCGGTCTCCGGCCCATGCAGGAAGGACGAGCGATAGCCGGCGTCCAAGCGCCAGCCTCATGGAGGGTCGTTGCGCAAGCTGATCAGCTCGCGGCAGACCTGCGCACCGCCGGCGGATCCGGCGATCCGGCGCCGCTGCTCCATAAACGTGCCCGCCCGGTCGGAGGCCTCGACCTCCCACCGATCGAGAAGTCCGACGGGAACCGCGCCGCTCGGCTCCTCGGGGTGCTCCAGAACCGACAGCGCGCAGACGACGATCCGCGCGGCGGTGCTGTCGGTGATCTTGCCAGCCAGGACGCCGATCTCGACCCATCCCAGGTTGAGCGTCGGATTCCGAAGGCGCCCGGCCTCGACCTGGAGGGCGCGGACGGTGGCGTAGCGTAGTGAGACGGTGGCGAGTTCGTAGTCGCACCGCCCGTCGTCCGCGACGTGGCGCAACTCACTGAAGGGCCGATAGTGAAGCCAGGGCCAGAGCGGGCCGACGGTCGGCAGCAGGTCAACCACCGGCCACCTCGTCGCCCCGCGTTAGAGGCTCGCCTGGGGCGGCGGTGAGCATGGCGCGCGCTCGCTCGTGTTCACACGGGCGCTCGCTTAGGCTGTGTTCCTGACAGTACCCATGGTGATCGTAGCGGCAGGGGGTTGAACTGACGACCTCCTCGAGCATTGCGCGCAGCTCGGCGCGCTCCCCCACCAGCCGCTGCACATCCAACACGCGCGGATCGTCGCCGACCGCCTGCTTGCCGTCGAGCGCGCGTTGCAGGTCGGCGGCGAACACCCAGCCGTCGGGATCGCGCTCGGCCTTCAGCGTGGCCACGGTGGCCTTCTCATCGACGTGCAGCCCGCCGCACGAGGGGCAGGGCAGGATCATGTCGATCGGCTCGTTCGGCCCGGCCTGGTTGGGCATCGTGTCGTTGGTCTCGGCCATGGTCACCTCGCGCCCCTCCGGGGCCCGGCCGCCTGTCGGCGGAGATTGAACCCACACGGCTACAGGCGCCCACCGGCGCACTTGCGCACCTCGATCGCCCAGCACCAGAGCGTCGGACCCCAGCCACGGCCAGTCCAGCGCACCCACCAATCCGGCAGGCAGCGACGCGCCTCCCCCGAACCGCCAACAGGCCAGCGAACACGCCCCTGGCCTCCTGCTGGAGGCATCCCGGCCCGCTCGGCGATGGCCTGGGTGATGTCGTTGAGCCGCATAGCGCGCCGACCCATGACGAGCAGGACGGTCCGCGCCGCCCCGGCCGGCATCTGGTGCGCAGGCCGCCAGCGCCCCGCCGGCGAGCGCTGCCCACCGCTGGCCCGGTAGACGGTCCCGGTGGTGGCCTCGCCCCAGGCCTCCCCGATGTAGACGGTGGTGCCAGCCGCCGGCGCGGGGCAGTCGATTGGCGGCAGCATCTGCACACCGTCGGCGTTGAGCACGGCAAACCGACCAACCGACGACAGCGCGTCGGTGATCTCTTCCAGCCTGTCCGCCTGCCAGAGGTCGGTCTCCTCTGCGGAGCTGAGCCCGCGCGGCGCCACGGGCAGCAGCAGCACGCCCGCGCCATGCTCGAAGATCCGCCGCGCAGCCGCGGCGTGCATGTCAGACAGCGGGAGCCGGTGCATCCTGCCCCCCAGGCCCGTCAGGGCGCGTCGCCGGATAGCTGGACTTCACCAGCGCCACCAGCGCGACGGCCTCGCGCTGGTCGGGAAGGTCGGTCCAGACGATGCCGCTGGCCGCGACCGCGCCGACCGTCTCCTTGTCCATGTAGATGATCGCGGCCCGTTCCGTGGCGAGGGGCTCGTCGTCGTCGGTCGCCGCCACGACAAAGCCGTCGCCGTCATCGGAATGGCCCACAAACAGCGCCCCGGGCTCGAATTCGTGCACGATACGCGCCAGCCGCTCGCGCAGCGCATCGTCTCCGAGCAGGGACGCCCCCCCCGGGTAGCCCGCGACGATCCGGCTTCGCTCCGCGCCGACCCACTGCTCGGACGTCGTCACCACGCACCCGGCGACCTTGTCCCAGTACCGGCCAGGCGGCAGGGGGGCGTGGCTCTCCGGGCGAACGATGACACCCGACAACTCGCCGGGCGAATGCAGCCAGGCGCGGAACACCGCCAGACGGCACCAGCGCAGACGGCACCAGCGCAGCCCGACGCTATCATCGCCCAGATTGTTCCAGTCCAGCGCTTCGGGCCCGGAATAGCCGAAGTCGTTGACGACGCCGGCCCACGCCTCATACATCTGGCGGCCGGCGATCTCCGGCGGTGCGGGGGCCATCGGCAACGCGGCCGCGGCCGCCCAGCAGTCCTGGTGCTGGGGTTGGAGCTCCCACCAGCGGAGCATCGGGGCGCCCGCGGCCGTCAGGCCGCCGGCGAGCACCGCATAGGCGTTGTAGAGCTGTTCGGCCAGCGCGAGGGTGGGGGTGTGGCGGTTCAAGGGACCTCCGATCGTCGGGGGTGGTGGCGCTCCGCGCCGTGGGCAACTCGTGGGCAGTAGAGGGCGCCAGGGGGCGGAACACTGCCCACGAGCTGCAAAATAATGGCGTTTACTCGCCCCGGCGTCTGTTCACACGGAACAGATACGAACCGGCAATAGCGGGCGTTCCAGTTGATTCAGGAGTGCCCACGGCTGGCGCCGTGGGCACTTCGTGGGCAGTCGGTTTCGTGGGCACCTTGGCCAGCCGCTCGGCGTAGTCGGCCAGCATCATCTCCGCCACCTGTCGGATCAGCGGGTCGATCACCGGCGCCAGCTCGGGGTATCGAACGGCCAGCGCGTCCAGCTTGCCGAGGTCGATTCGCCGGGCCTGCTCCGGTGAGAGTCCGCGCCTTTCCAGCATGACGCTGCCGTTCAGCACGTTGGTGATCCGCGGGCACAGCTTGTCCACATAGCGGACCAGCCGCGCCTCCGGCTCCTCCTGGCGCTCGTAGCGCTCGACCAGCTCAGATATCCACGGCGTCGCCGCGGTGCGGCACGCGAGACGCTCCCGCCCGTCGCGCTCGCGCTCGTCCTTGCGCGCCAGCACCTCGGGGTCGTCGGTGAAGGTGTCCACGTCGCCGACCTCGACCTCCGGTAGGTCGTGCACCAGTCCGAAGAAGGACACGAGCCCGAGATCCATCGTCGGGAAGTGCTGCCGCGCAAGGGAGACCGCCAGGAGCTGCAACATGACCGTGTGATCGGCGTCCGTCTCGGGACGCTTGCCGTCCTGGTGGCGGGTGACCCGCTCGACGCGCGCGAAGTCCAGCGCCAGGCCGGCCAGCATGAGGGCAGCGTCTGGGGTCATGGCTCGCCCTCGTCGAGGCCCGCCGCCTCCAGGCGGTCCTCAGCGTCCACCAGCGCGGCGCGCCAGAGCTCAGCCTGCCCCACCAGCCAGGGCAGCATCCCCGCGGGCGCCTCGCCCGGCCTGTAGCCGAGGGACTCGATCCTGGCGCGCAGGGTGGGCGTGGCGTGCAGCAGGACAGTTTCGTCCGCCCGATCAGTCGTGGCCGTCGAAAGCGCCGGGTTTGGGGCATATTCCATATCGGCCGGCGGCCACTGAACCTCGCACCACTTGGAAAGGGGCGCGATGCCACCTTTCCCGGGCCATCGTAGCCGCCCGATCTCCGCACGCAGCCTGCTGGGCTCCTGCGCTTGTTCGATGCGCTCGGCGTCGCCGTCCTCGTAGCCGCTGATATCCCAGCGGCGCGCCGTCTCCTCGGTCCGCGCGAGCTCGCCCGGGTCGGTCTCGTCGAGGCCAGCGGGGACGCCATCCGCGCCGATGACCGACAGGCAGATCGGATCGTCGGCGCTCATGGCGCGACCTCAAGCGCCACGATCAGCGCTTCTATGCGCGTGTCGAACCCGCCGACCGCGCGGTACTTGTCCGTCGCCGCGCTCAGCACGTCGCCGCCGAGGTACGGATACCATTGCTTCCACTGCGCCGACCAGACGACGCAGAAGGTCTCGCCATGCAACCGGCGACACAGGGCGTCGAGGCATCCCACGGTGCCGTCGTCGTTGAAGTCGGGAAGGTCATCCTCGGTCAGCGTGTCGCGGTCGCTGTCGCCGGTGTCGTCGATGTGGCGGACGAATGCACGCCCATGCCCGTAGACTTCGATCGTCGCGAAGACCCGATAAATGCGGATGCCTTCGGTGGTGCACATCCCTGGCATCCACTCCCACCGCGGGCAGGCCACGGCGCGGCGCCCGAACAGCTCCACGTCGAGCGAGGGCCGAATCTCAACCATGGCCATCGATGCCTCCATGGCAAAAGCGTAGCGCGTCAGACGCGCAACGGCTACCCGCTTCCCTTGCGTTTCAGCTCCAGGAGCTGCCCGCGCGGCAACACCCCGAGCCCCACCCGCGCGGCGGCCTCGGCCACGTCGATCGCGTCCTCCGTGACGTATTCCTCGCGGGCCATTTGCCAGCTGTGGCCCATCAAGCGCTCGTAGACCGCGGGGTCGATCGCCTGCGGGGACGAGAGCAGGTCGCGGCTGGCCCGCCGACGTAGCGCGTTCGTCGTGACCCGTACCTGGTACAGCTCGGCGGCGACCGGTCGGATCTCCTCATTCAAATGGTGCTTAGCCGTCTTTGGAAACACGCGCCCATCCGAGCGCGTTTGGGCCTCGGCCAGCTGCTCCAGTAGGGCCGCCCATGCTTCGGGAGCGTGGGCCATTGGAACCCAGCGCGGGTTGCACTTGCCGCGCACGTGGATCCCCTGGCGCTCGTGATCCACCTGGGACGTTGTGAGGTTGCAGACCTCACCCCTACGACACCCGGTGGCGGTCATGATTAGGAACGCGCGCCGTTGCCAGGGCTGCGGCAGCTGCTCGCAAATCTCGCGGAGCTGGCCGCGGGTCGGGGTGACCTTCTGGAGCTTGTCGTCGCCGAGGTTGGCGATGATCACCCGCGGAAAGTCCCGGTCGGGCACGAGCTCGTGGCGCCGCGCCCAGTTCCAGGCGCTGCGCAGGTGCTTCATCTGGAGGTGTACGGTCTGTGTGCGGTAGCGCCGGCGCAGCGCAGCCACCATGTCGTCGATGTCACCGTCGCGAAGCCGTCGGACGGAACACGTCGCCGCCGGCAGAGCGCTGAACACCTTCGAGGTGCTCTCCTTGGCAAGCACCGTCCCCAGGGACTGGTCGCCGGTCTCCAGCAGCTTGCGGCACGCCTTCGCATACCAGTTCATCAGGTCGACGAGGGTCTGAAGCCGTGGGTCGCCCTGGGCGGCGCTGCCCTTCTCGGTGTTGGCGCAATCGGCGACGTAGCGCGCCAGCGCGGCGCGCACCTGGGCGACCGTCCCGACCGGGTGCGCGCCCAGCACCTCGGCCGTCACCGGCTCCCGCGGCGCCTCGCACCGACGCACGCGCCAATGCCAGGCGCCAGCGTCGGCCGGCCGCGTGGCCTCGGCGCGGATCTTGCGCCCGTCTACGAGATCGGCGACGAGAGGTTTCGGTCTCGCGCTGGCGGCGGCGGCGGGGCGACGTGGCGGCATGCCATCAATCTGTCCCGCTCCATGCCAGGAAGTCAAGGGGCCCGCCGCGCAACACCTGCACGGGGTGCCCGAGCTGGCGCCCGCACGGGCGGGTCGTCGAGCGCGTCGAGAATGCTACGCGCTGGCCTGGGCGCCGACGTGGCCGGCTTCAGCTGCGGGACGACGGCCTCGACGGGGACCGACAAGGGCAGGGCAGCAACGACGTCGCCGAGCCGTACCCGGTCGCCGGCGGGCGTGGCCCGAATCAGGTTGAGCGATGCCGCCCAGGGGCGTCCGCGGCCGTGGGCGATCCCCAGGTAGTGGTCGAGCTCGCGCATCGTGAGGAGGGTCTCGGGGCCGTAGGGGGCAAGCCCGATCTGAGCCGACGAGCTCGTCGCGAGCGCGAACCGGTCCAGCGCCGCGCGCATCGCGGCGGCCTGGTCCAGGATCTGGCGCAACAGCTCAAGCACCGGCTCAGCCTCCGATCGCGTGGGCGCTGGTCATCGGTCGGGAACCTCGCACAGCCCCCAGGCGGAGCAGCCCGGGTCTTGGCGCGGACGGAATAGGAACGCTTGGCGCCCCCCCCTGGTCGTATGAGCCCAAAATACCGCTTGCTGGACGGGTACTATCCAGTCCTTGCCGTTCCTGGACAGCGTGAACCACCGCGGCGAGCCCGCGCCGGCCGCCTCGCGCGGCGTCGGCAGATCCGCCAGCATGGCCTCCAACAGCGCCAGCAGCTCGATCGTGAAGGGGTGGAATTCCTCGATCCAGAGAATGTCGTCTTTGCCGGAGTTGACGCACACCCGACAGCCGACGCGGCCCGCGCCCTGGCCTTGCAGATAGAGGGGGTTCGGGGTCAGCCCGAAACGGTTGTGGATCGCGATCCGATCCGCCTTCGTCCACCACTTGATGGGTCGGACGATCCAGGCGTCGAAGTCGTCGGACCACTCGAAGGCTGGCTGCTGCGCGCGCTTGTCGCTCTCCTCGGCGCGCACGCCGATGATGTTCAGTGGGTCGTCCAGGCCAGCGAGAAACCCCTGCACGGGGCGCTGCTTGAGGTCGGCCGTGCACCACTTGCGAACCGACGTCGGCACCTTGCCCCATTGCAAGATCAGACGGACCATCGGGCAGTACCGGCCCAGCCGGGTCTCGATCACGCGCGCCAGGGCCCAGCGGTCGCCGTCCATGACCTTGCCCGGCGTCTTCCAGACGGGCTCGAGGTGGTCGTACCCGGTGGGCCGTTCCTCGCCCGGCCCGGGTACCCAGGTGGCGATTCGGTGGATCTTCCCGACGACCTGCTCCAACTCGTCGAGGTAGCGGTAGGTCTCCTCCAACTCCCAGCCGGTGTCCATGAAGACGCGGAACACCCGCCCCCCGGTGGCCTCTACGGCATCCAGGAAGCCCTCCTCCTTCAGGTGCAGGTAAGTGGCGGTGCTATCGGCACCGCCCGAGAGCGAGATACAGACATCCCCCGCGCCGATCAGGTCCACCATGTCGGCGTAGGCGCGCTCCGCCTCGCGCCGCGCCATCCACCGGTGCGGCTCCTCCAGCCACCACGTCGCGCTCATGGCCATACCTCGGCCAGGTGCGGCGGTGCACCGATGCCCGCCTCGACCTCTTCCGCGTGTTGAGCATGGGCCGACCCGCGGGCGCGGGAGCCCTGAAACCAGAAGGCGCCGTCCGGGGTCATGCCCCACGACCAGCCGCCGTTGCGGTCCTCGCCGCCCGGCCGGAGCTGGCCCGAGGGCCGCCAGCGCGGCGCGCCAGCCTCGACGCCGTAGGGCCGACCGCCGCCCCGCTCGTCCCGCTCGTCCCGCATCCGCCAGAAGGTGGCGATGTGGTCGCCGTGATGCACGAACAGAAGGTCGCGCCCGAGGCTGGGCAGCCGCAGGCGAAACCACGCGATCGGCGTTGATGTCGGCGTCGTGACGGGCCCGATCTGGTTCATGCTCTCCTCTGGTACCGCGCAGGCCGCGCGCCGACCTGTGGCGCGCTGTCGTTGGCGTTCTTGGCGCGGCGCATCGCCTTCAGGGCGTCCAGACCATTGCCGGTGACCTGACCTGCCCCGTCCAGCAGGCCGGCGTCGACCAGCCGCTGGCGGCGGCGCGCGACCGCCGCCTCGCCGATCCCGACCGCCTCGCCGACCTCGGCGTCGGTGCTGCCCGGAGCCTGGGCGTATCGCTTCAGGATGCGGGCGTTCTTCGAGCCGTGGTCGAGGGTCACCGCTCCCCCAGCGGGCCGTACACGGCGATCCCGGCCGTGAGAAAGTCCATCAACCCCTCCGCCAGCCGTTCGTGGTTGAGCGCCAGCTTGGCCGTGCTCACGCTGGACATCGCCCCCTGGGTCTCGAAGTGGAAAACGTCGTCGGCCCGATAAACGCGCAGCACAAGGTGGCTGCGCAGAAACTGGTCGAGGCGTTCCCAGGGGATCGGCGGCGTGGCCTGGACCTGGGGCGCCAGCGCCTCGGCGGCGGCGCGCCGGGCCGATTCGACGCAGCGGTCCCGGTACCCGTCGATGGCCGCGACGAGCTCGTTCAGGGCCGGGACGGCCTGGATCCCCTCGTTGACGTAGCGGCGCTCTCCGACCCGGTAGCAGTGCGTCATGTGCATGAGACCGCCGGTCAGCCCCTTGGCGGCGGCCTCGATAGCCTGGAGGCTGTCGTCGCAGTCGAGATACCCGGCGATCCGGCCATAGGCGCGCATCCGCGCCGCTGCGTCGGCGCCCGCATCCCCTCCGCTGGCCGCGACGCGGGCCGCTATCTGAGCGGCTCTGGCCTCAGCCTCGACGAACTTTTGCCGGGTCGTCGCCGCCGCAGCTTCGATCGCCTCCGGGTCGCCGCTCTCGACGCCCAGCGTGGCGGCGATCCGGCACAAGGCGCTCGCCGCTCTGTCCTTGCCCTCGTGCCATGCGCCGAACGCGCTGCTGAGGCCTGCCAGGGCTGGCGCCGTGTCGGTCGGGCTGGCGCCGCCACCCTGATCCCCGTAACGCACTCGGCGCGTCAGCACGTCAAGACCGCCCACCAGCGCCTCGACAGCGTTTCGAAGCCCGCCGATGGTGTAGTCTTGAACGCCGAGCATCTGGGCGATCTGCCACTGGATGGGCCCGGGTGTCTTGGGAATTTCACCGTCGAGATCCAGCGCCCGGCGCCATGGATTGTTGCCGTTGCTGTGCTCTCCGATGTCCCGCCCGGCCGCGATGCGGGCCGCCAGCTGGTCGCAAAAGGCCTCGGCGCGGTCGCGCTGGGCCACCGTGGCGTCGTTGGCGGCCTCAGCCTCGGCGAGCTTCTGGCTGAGCGCCAGCGCCGCGGCTTCGATCGCCTCCGGGTCGCCGCTCTCGACGCCCAGCGCGGCGGCGATCTGGCTCAACGCGCCGGCGCAGACCCGGACGTCGTCGTCCGCCTGCCCGGTCAGCTGCGCGATCTTGGCCGTCAGCGCCTCCAGCGCCTCCAGCCCGGCCTTCGACACCGTCTCCGACATCGTGGTCGGGGGCAGGCCGAGCCGCTCGGCCAGCTGCCGCTGCAGCGATCCCGCATGCCCGATCGTGGGGGCGACGGGCTCGACCGCCCCGGCGGCGACCTGCTCGAGCTCGCGGCGCAGGTGGCCTTCGCGCGCCGTCAGCTCGTCGAGGCGCTGCCGCGCCTCGGTGATCATGTGCTCCTGCGTGGCCAGCGTGCTGATCGCGCTCTGCAGGACGGTGTCCAGCGTCGTGGTCGGGGGCAGGCCGAGCCGCTCGGCCAGCTTGTAGCGCGGCGCAGACGGCGCGATCTGCTCGGCGCCTTCCTTCGCGCCCGAGGCTGTGCCCTGGCGCTGCCCGACCGCGACCGCCGACGGCCTGGCCGTCGCGACCGCGCGGGGCTGAACCGGCGTCGCTGCGAGCTGGGCCAGCTCCTCGGCGGTGAAGGGGGGGCGCTCCTTGTTGGTCGTGAACATCCGCGCGGCATTGGCCCGCGCGTAGTGGGTCGCGCACAGGCCGCGGCCGGTGATCTTGTTGGTGCAGCCCGGAACGAGGCAGGGCGCTGGCGGCATGGGTTGGATCTCCTTGTGGGTTCGAATGGTGACGAGGCTGGAGCGACGCAGCAGCCCCTCCTTCTCGGCCTCCGCCTTGTGCTTGCGGCACAGGCGGAACGTCTCCCCGGCCTTGCCCGGCCGGTAAAGCACCTCGTGGGACAGCCCGGACGTCTCCCTGCACGACGGCACCTCGCACGCCAAAACGGCGCGCCAGGACGCGTCGAAGCTGGCCAGGCTCAAGAGCCCGCCCCGCGCAGGCTGGCGAGGTGGGCGGCGAAGCGCTCCACCGGCGCGGCCAGCTCCGCCAGCACCTCGTCGGCGCGGCGCACGGCCACGAAAGGAGGCTGCCCGCGGGGGGCTTCATCGGCCCGCCAGACCCCGATTTCGTCCGGGTCGTCCGTGTAGCCGCAGCTCGCGCCCGAGCTGGCGCGCCGGTACCAGCGCCCGCGGCCTCGACGCTCGCCCTCGGCGACCTCGAGCACCACGAGGTCGAAGACCGCGGCGTAGATCATGGCGACCGACCCAGCGTCGTCGGCAGCGCACGTCATGGCGTCTGCTCCGTCTGCTGGCGGGTCAGCTCCACGCTGTAGCGCCAGCGCTGCTCTGGGGTCATCGCCGCCACCGGGAGCGACGCCAGGACATCGGCGGCGAAGCGGGCCGCCTCCCGGCCCTTGCGGTTGACACAGCGCTGCAGGCTCTCGACCGCCGTCACCGAGGGCGGATCTCCCGCGGGCATCGAGGGAGCGTCGGCCGCGCCCACGGTGGGCGGGATCACCGTCACGATCGCCGCCCTCGACCCAGTCGGCGTCGCCGCCGGCGCGTCGCCGCTGGGCGCCGCTGGCGTCGGCGGGATCACCGTCACGACCGCCGCCTTGGCCTCTGCCCGCGCCGCCACCCGGTCCAGCGCGCTGGGCTTGGCCGCGACCGCCTGAGCCTGCACCGCCCCAGTGGGCGCCGCGGCGTTGCCGATCGCGTCGTCCTCCACGCCCAGCCCCTGGCTGGCCATGTGCAGGGCCGGGACGGACCGGATCAGCCGCACCTTGGCGCGGCGGCCCATCTGCATGGCGGCCGAACTGCGATACTGAGCCTTGAGCATCCCCGCGGCGTCGCGGGCCCAGGGGGCTTGCGCGAGCTCAAAGGCGGTGAACGTGTAGGCGACCGGCCCCTCGCCGGCCAGCTGGCAGGTCGCCCGGACCCACGCGGGGACGGGGAAGGCGGGCCCGGCCGGATCGGCAAGGTCCATCAGAATGCTGGTCGTCTCCTCGGCCAGCTCCACCCGAAACCCACCCACCAGCCGGTCGCCCAGCGCGTGGGTGACCAGGGCGACGACGGTGTCGGCGCCCAGCGACAGGGATCCATTTTCCAGGACGTAGGCCTCGGGCGCGAGGAAGGACGCGTCGAGCCCGACCCGGTCGGCCAGCTTCTTCAGCTGGTAGGCCGCCGCGACACGCGCGGGGCGCCCCACGATGCTGGGGTGCAGCATCGGGCTGTCCGCCAGCAGCTCCGCCTCGGCCAGATCGAGCGCGGCGCGCTCGCGCACGCCGATCGCCTTCAGGCGCGCGACCTCAAGCGCCCGGATCTCGGGCGGCAGGGACGCGAGCGCGACGAGCTGATCGAAGCGCTGCTGCTCCTGCATCAGCGCGATCTCGCCGGGCGTCATGCGGAGCCCGAGGGGGGGCTGGGGAAGGGTCGGGACGGGTCCCTGCTGAATAGACATCGTTACCCCTTCTGTGCGCCGGTCCGGCGCACGTCGTAGAAGGTGGAGGGCTTCACGGTGGCCGTGTAGCCACCGCGGGAGATCGGCGTGGCGCGCCAGCCATCGCCAGAAATGGGCTGTCCTTCGGTCAGCCGCGCGAGACGATCGGCGGCGGCCGTGACCGCCTCCTTGGCGAGGCGCTCGGTGTCGCGCGCCTCCATCAGCTGCTCGACCGCCACCGTCTCGGCCAGCGTCGCCGCCCTGCTGGGGCGGAGCCCGTGGCGGGTCGCCACCGTCGCCCAGTCCGAGGCCCGCGCACCCGAGGGGGGGCGTCCGGTGACGACGTGGGCGTTCCACCAGTCGTTGCCGATCTGGCGGAGCTGCTCGCCAAGCCCCGGGCGGTGCTCGACCTGGTGCAGGTCCAGCTTCGGGGCGTAGCGGCCGAGGGTGACGACGGCGACCCACCACTCCTCGATCCCCGAGAGGTGGCCATAGATGACGGGCTGAATGACCGTCCGCTCGGGCAGCAGCCCGTCGGCGTAGTCGCCCGCCGTGCCCTCATAGGTGGACTTGACCTCCACGCCGACGAGCCGGCCGGAGGGGAAGAGGCCGATCAGGTCCGGCGTACCCGACGCGGGCGTCTCGCCGTCCAGCAGCCAGGGACCGGGGACAAATTCGCATCCCCAGCGCTGGCTCAGTTCGTCGGCGACCACGTCCTCCATAGCGTGGCCGATCCCGCACCGCAGGCGGTCCAGCTTCTTGCCGCCCTCGTCGATGCCGACCTTGCGCGCCCAGACGTCGCGCTCGGTCTCGAAAGCATCGGGGGCGCCCAACACGGCCGGAAACTCCGAGGCGCCCAGGCGCACCGAGCGATCCGAGGCCCAGGCCTCTGTGTTGGGCTCCACGGTGCTGATCGTGGCCCACGAGGGCAGCGGGAGCAGCTTGTAAATCTCTCGCTGTCGTAGGGTCAGCATCCCGACCCCCCGAGCAGCAGCCGGGCCTTCATGATCCGCGCATACCCACGAATCCACTCGGCCAGAGGCCTCGTGCGGCCCGCCTCGACGTGGCGCAGGTACAGGACCCGAAAGCGGCGCTGGATCGCGAAGAGGTGGGCCATGTGGTGGGTATCGGGCCCGTACAGGTCCAGATCCGCGGAGCCGACCTGCAGCGCCGCCAGGATACGGCTCCAGAGCTGCTCGTCGATCTCCGCCCCGGGCGGGTCCTCGCCGAGCTCGTCGCGGAGCATGTCCAGCGTGGCCCACTGGGCCTCGACGGCCTCGCGCTCCGCATCTGTGAGCGCATCGCCGCCGAGCTGCTCGCGCAGCTCCGCCTCGCTGGTCAGCAGCGCGTCAACCAGCCGGTCCGCGCGCGGGATGTCCTTCAGGAACCTGCACGCGAGAAACTCCGGGCCGTGCACCCTGGCGAACCAATCCGGCCCCCCGGCGCCTGCCCTTCCGACCGCGCCGTCAGCGGGCGCCCAGTCGCCGCCGATCACGATCTCGCCCTGGTAGGCCACCACGTGGACGCTGTCGGCCGCGCCCATCGCATGCGGGTGACCGGCCGGGTAGGCCAGCCGGGCGGCGAACACCTGGGGCGTGTCCGTGTCGACGTGCAGCTGGTGATCCCAGAGCCGCCGGTCGTAGCTGGTCAGCTCCCGCACCTCGAAGGGGCGCGGGCTGGCGACATGATCCGCGCAGCGCAGGCCCTGGTGGCCATCGCTGCCGTCCCAGGCTGTTGCATCGGTCGCGCAGACCGCGCAGAGCAGCGTCGGGAGCTTATCCATGGGTCACCTCCTGGACGGACGGCTTGCGCCCCGTCCCGATCGGGCTGACATCCGACGGATGCCAGGAGTAGACGCGGCGCTGGCCGCGGATCCGCACCTGCACGTAGTGGGACCCGCTGACAACCCGACCGACGCGGGGCGCGTCGCTGCCGCCCTCGCCGGGGACGTGCACGAGCTGCCCGACCTCGAGGCGCAGCCCGTAGTGCTTCGCCACGTATTCCAGAGACTCGGCGGCCTGACGCTGGCGCGTCTCGCGGGCGACCGGGATCTCCGTCAGGGCCCAGGTGTCGAAGCGGGGGCTGTGCAGGTTGATGCAGGCGACGTGCGCGACGTTGACCGGTGTATCGGGGTTCACGTCGGTGTCGCCCCAGAAGCGCAGACGGTAGCGCTCGCCCGCGGCGATCGGCTTCCAGCAGAACTCGCACAACGAGGGCGCGCAGGCGCGGCACCGGTAGTCGTTGACGGCCGACCGGCCGTAGTAGTGCAGCCCCTTGCCGGGGGGCTGCTCCGCATGGCGGCGGCAGTGTCCCCGCGAGGTCTCGCGGCGGGTCATCTCGGTTACGCGCATGCGTCCTCCACCTGGAGCCCGTGGCGCTCCATGGCCGCGCGGGACATGCACCGACAGCCGGCGCACAGGTAGTGGCCGTCGGTCTCGCAGTCCCCGCGCCCGTCCGGCGCGCCGCCCTCGTAGGCGTCGCAGAAGTCCCCGGCCGTGCGGTGGTAGGGATGCAGCAGGCGGGCCCGGTCCGTCGCCGGGCAGGCATCGACCAGCGCGGCCCACGCGTACGCGGGCCAGCCCATCACGCGCCGCCCGAGGGCGACGAGCAGCAGCAGCGTGGCCAGCAGGCGCGCCTTCACCGGCCACCTCGGGCGACGACGCGGATCTCGATCTCGACGTCCTGGCCGACCAGCCCAGCCAGCGCCAGCTGCACCGCGTCGCCAGCTGCGCAGGTCAGGCCGACCCGGCCGACCTCGCCCCCGTCGCGCCGCTGCTCGACGGTCTCCAGGCGCACGACGCGCGCTGCGACCCGCATGCTGGTCGTCTCCATCACCGCACCGCCAGGCCGGCGGTGGTCGTAGCCACACGCCCGTCGGGCCGCTGGCGGACCAGCCCCTTCGCCGCCAGCGCCCGGACATCGCGACGCGCGGCCCGGTTCAGGACGTCGGCGATCGTCGCGACCTCGACCGCGCCCAGCCCGCGCCGTCGGCGGGCCGACAGCAGCTCGAGGACGTCCATCTGGCTGGAGCTGATCCACTGGGGGCGGGTTGTCGTCGGCATGCGGGGCTCCACTGTGCCCCAAAGTCATACGCTGCCGAGCGATGTCCGTCAACGTGCCGATGTGACTTTATGGCAAGTCCCGCGACGTGGCGCCGATTACGGACGTTTGGCCTCGATGCCCTCCACGAGCAGGCGGCACATCGTCGCGAAAGCTTCGACGTCTCGATCGCTGGCGCTGGCGATCAACGTCATGGCGTCCTGCATGGCACGGGCCCGCGCGCCGTAGGCGGCTAACCGAGTTGGTAGCAGGCCATAGACAACCTGAAGGCCGAAAAGCTCAGCCCAAGCCTCCAGTTTGTCGTGCGGCGGGGTGCGTGCGCGTTCCGGGTCTTCGCTTTCCCACCGAGAAAGTGTAGAAGGAACGACCGCGAGTCGCTCCGCTACCTCCGCCTGCGCCATCCCACTCTGCCGGCGCAGGTCCTCACGGACCTGCGTTACCTGCCTCCAATCCATCATCCTACACCCCACGATCGAAAGTGCGCCCACCGTCTTGACTCTGCGGCACAGATACCTTAACCTTGCCAGGGAGTCACACCATGGACACCGGTACTCAATATCCAGCGGACGCGCAAGCGCCAGCCCCCCAGGGGCCGGAAGCTACCGCCGCCGAGGTGGTCGCGCAGGCCGTCGCGGAATGGCGAACGTCCGCTGGGTTGTCTCGTGATCAGGTCTCGGAGGCGCTCCAGATCGACGCCTCCCAGATTTCCCGTTGGGAGACGGGAAAGCGAATTCCAACGCTTGAACGCGTGAGGGAGCTTGCCGCACTGTGCGGCGTAGCGCCCGATCGCCGACGGGTGATCGAGGACCGCGCGTTTGTCGCCCGACGCACCGCCGATCTTGCGCCCGCGGTTCGCCAGCATCTGGCCTCCGCTTCCGCGACGCCCCCGGACGTCGTCTCGTGAATCGCTCGACGCCCCAGATCGGGCGGCGGACCTACCCGTCGTCCCCCACGAGCGGGCGCAAGCCGCGCCGGCCTGGGGCGTCGAGCCTTGCCCTTTCAGACCTCTTGCCTGCGAGGGGTGCGACCATGTCGGGGATCAGTCTCGCCGTCCAGCTCCTGCGCGCCCTGCCCCGCAAGCGGAGCTGGACGGACGAGGAGGACGCCCAGCTGCGCCAGGCGCTGGCGGCGGGCATGACCTACAGGGATGCGGGCGCCGCCCTGGGCCGCACCCGCGACGCCGTCTCCGACCGCCTGCGGGTCCTGCGCGGCGAAGGTCTGCGCAGCTCGGGCGCGCCCCGCCCCGCCGGTGGTTCGTGAACGCCGCCCCCACCCGCTGGGCGCGCTGGATCCGGGAGCCGGTGGCCGTTCCCGGCTACCGGTGGGATCCGCTCCTGGTCACCCACCTTGAGCTGCCCCCGATCGGGAAGCAGCGGGCTCAGCACACCCTGCAGGTGCAGGAGGGCAAGCGCACCCGCGCGGCGCGTGGCTCCGATCGGGTTTCCCAGACCCGGTCGCATACCTACACGCCGAACAAGACCGCGTCCTGGACGGACACCGCCGCGCTGCTTCTGCGCACCCGCGCCGCCGCGGCCGGGTACCGCGTCCCAGACCGTCATAGCCCGCTGTCGGTCGATATCGTCGCGGTCTTTCCCCGCGTGAAGATCCCGATCCATCCCCTTCTCCACGTGGTCAAGCCGGACCGCGACAACGTGGACAAGCTCGTGCTCGACGCCATGAGGCGCGCCGGCCTGCTGGTGGACGACGATCAGGTCGCCGCCGGCGGGTTGGTGAAAATCTACGCCAGCGCCGCCGAGCAGCCGGGGCTGCTGATCGCGGTCCACGTCCTGGTCCCCGGCAACGCCCCCGCCCCCGCCGCCCACCCTTCCTTCCGCCCCGCCCTGGAGTCGTGATGGGTCTTCTTCGCGGAGCGCCCACCGTGCGCCGCTTCCTCACCACCGCGGAGGTGCCGGACAACTTCCGCACCGCCTACGCGGACCTGCTCCAGGCCCGGGCGTTTCAGCCCGCGCCGAAGGTGTCGCTCAGCCAGGTGCACGGCTGGGCCCGCGCCGACAACATCCTGGAAGTGGACTTCGTCGGCGCCAGCGACCGCTGGTTGTTCAACCAGTATGCGGTCTTCGTGCTGCGCATCGAGCAGCGCAAGATTCCGCCCCGGCTGTTCCGCGCCGAGCTGGCCCGCCGGGTGGCGGCCTGGTGCGAGGAGCACAAGCGGGAGCGCGCGCCCGCGTCGGTGCGCACCGAGATCAAGGAGCTGCTGCAGGACGAGCTCGCCGCCAAGTGCCTGCCCCTCGTGCGGACCCACGAGGTCGTCTGGAACGTGGCGGAGGGCTGGGTCGCGCTGGACACGGCCGCGCTGGCCGTTGGCGACATCTTCCGCAAGCTGTTTCGGGAGACCTTCGGGATCCCGCTGGTCGAGGCCGGCCCGCTGGAGTGGCTCCGGGATGCCCCGGACGCGATCGACGCGCTGAAGCGCACCGGCTCGACCTGCTTTACCGACCCGGTCGCGGCGGAGGCCGCCACCTTCGACGACGGGCCGCGCGGGCAGATCACGCTGGCGGAGCTGGCGAGCCCGCACGGCGAGGAGATGACGAACGCCGACCTCGGCGACGTCGGCACCCTGCCGCACCTCACCGCTGACTTTCTGCTCTGGCTGTGGTGGCGTTCGGAGCGCGACAGCGCCCGGCTGGAGCTGGCCGGCGGCGAGTTCATCGACGTGTGGGTCGACGACCGCGTGGCGACCCGCAAGCACGACGGCGGCGGCCGCGTCGCTCGCGTCGGCGATGACGCCAGCCGCGGGTCCAGCTGCGTGGGTACGCTCCTGGACGGCCACGTCGTCAACGAGCTGCGGATCGGCCTGCGGCGCCAGGGCCGCGAGTACAAGGCCACGATCAAGCCCGGCCTGATCCTGGCCGGCTGCAAGCTGCCCACGGAGTGCAAGGGCGGCGACGATGAGGTCCTTTACGAGCGCGGCTATCTGCTCGAGGATCTCTGGTACGCGCTGGGCCAGCTCTACCGGCTGTTCGCCGCCGAGCGCACCGCCGCCGAGCACTGGGCCCACGAGGTCGTGCCGGCCATGGCCCGATGGCTGATGGCGGTCCATCGGGCGGGCCTGGAAGACGACGATCGCCCCGCGCGCGCCGCGGCTGGCGACGACGACGGCGACGAGGCCGCCAACCGGGACCTGCCCGACGGGCCGATCGCCCTCTACCACGAGGGCAAGGGCGCGCCGGAGCTGGTCGCCCGCGCCACCGTGAAGCGGGGCCGGGTGCTGGTCACCGAGTACGCGGTCCGCGCGCCTGTGCTCGCCGCGCTGGCGTCCACGCCGACCCCACCGGCGGACCCCTTCCGGGATCTGCTCGACCTCACCGAGCAGCTGGTCGACCACGCCGAGCAGGAGCGCCGGCCCGGCCCCCAGCTCGAAGCGCGCAGGATCGCCACCGAGGCGACCCGCTGGCGCGACATCTGCCGGGGGACCAGGGACGTCCCGCCGTCGGTGCTCGCGTCGATGACCCGCTGGCGCAAGAGCCTGGACGGGTGGCGAGCTCCGCCCCCGTAGTTTCTGGCCGGTGTCCCGGCCCGTCGTTCGATGCCTCCATTCCCAACGCAAAGGGTGCGCAATGTCTGCGCTGCTGCCTGCTCTTTTGCCCGAAACATTGCCCCGGTTTCTGCCCGATACCCCGGTCAAAACGCCCAAGATCGTGGCTTTTCTCGCCACCGAGGGCGCGTTCGACCGCTGGTGGGAGCAGCCAGCGTGCGTCGAATGGGCGGACTGTCCCGCGTCCGTGCAGCGCATCGTGCTGAGCCTGTGGCTGTGGCCCGCCAGCATGTGCAAGGCGCTGGCCCAATACGCTCGGGTGGACCACGCGACGGCCCGCCACGCGCTGGAGTGGCTGCACGACCGTGGCCTGGCCGGCATCGTGGGCCACGACGGCAAGGCCCTGTGGGCGCTGTCCGATCGTGGCGACACGATCGCGCAGCAGGCGCGGGAGGCGCTGCTGTGAGCCGATCCCCGTCGGTGTTGACCGAGCTCTGCGCGGGCACCTTCGTGCTGACCCGCTACGTCGTGGGCGCGCCCGTCGCGCTGTCGCCGTGGCTGGGCTCGAAGATCCGCGCTGTGCAGCTGCTGGCGCGCGCCGCCGGGCTTCGTCGTGGTCGGTTCCTGGCGGGCGTTGTGCTGGCCGACGCTGGGACGTGGGGCTGGGTCGCCCCCCAGCTGCTGGACCCGGCCCAGCGGGCGCTGGTCGAGGCCTGCCTGCTGCGGTGGGCGTGTCTCTGCCCGGCCTGTTGCGACGTCCCAGGCGCGCGCCCCCCGTGCTCGGTGTGCGGGGCCGTCTCGGGGCGGTCCTACGGCCACGCCCTGTGGTCGTGGCTGGCCGCGCAGCCCCCGCGCGCCGGCCTGATCGACGCCACCTTCGGGACCTGCTGGCGCCCCGGGACGGCATGGCCGCCCGAGCGGGCCGCGGCGTGGGCCGAGCAAGTCGCCGCCTACCTGGTCGTCCAGGCCGGCAACGCCCGCGGCCGCCCCGTCGAGGTCTCCAGCGTCGACGGCACGTGGCGGACCGCCGGCTACGGCCACCTGAGCAAGAGCGCCCGCGGGAAGGGCTTCGTCGAGCGTTTCGACCTCCGCCGCATCGCCGCCCGGGTGGCGCGCCTCGGCGAGGGCCGCTGGCCGGCCGAGCTCGCCGTCCACCATGGCAGCGCCACCGACGCGGCCGAGCTGGCGACCGCCGCCGGCGCCGAGGCCGTCCACCTGCTGGACTGGCCCTATCAGCTCGACGGCGACCAGCAGATCACCCGCACGGGCTATCAGGCGCACCTGCCGCTGGCCGACGGCTGCGCCCTGGCGGCGCGCCTCGCCGACGCTGGCGGGCACGTGCTGGTCTGTGAGGGCGGGCCGGTGGGGCGTCTGCTCGGGCCCGGTTGGTACGACTACGAGGTGACGTCGGCGTTTTCGGGGACGGTGAAGGGCTCGGAATGGCTCACCTCCAACCGGCCGCTGCGTCTCGGCCTGGCGCCCCGTCAGACCGCTCTCGCCTTCAGCGCCTTCAAGGAGCAGCCCCGATGAGCATCTTCATTCAGAAGCCCTATGCGGTCGGCAAGGGCTGGGAAATCTGGCACGGCGACCGCTTCGACGTGCTGGTGCAGATGCGGGCGTCGGGCGTTCGGGTGGACGCCACGATCACCGATGTGCCGTACAGCTCCGGCGGGCAGTTCCGCGGGGACCGCGCCGCTGGTAGCTCGGGGAAATATCTTCAGAGTGGAAGCGCGATCCTCGACAACGTCCCGGCCTTCGAGGGCGACACACGCGACCAGCGCAGCTTCGGGCTCTGGTGCAACATCTGGATCCGCCACTGCATGATGCTGATGCGGACCGGCGGGGTGTTCGCCAGCTTCATAGACTGGCGGCAGCTCGCCCAGCTGATCGACGCCATCCAGGTGGGCGGCATCGTCTACCGCGGGCTGCTCCCGTGGACGAAACCGCCCGGCGCGGTCCGGCCCCAGCGTGGACGGTTCAGCCAGTCCGCCGAATTCGTCCCCTGGGGTACCAAGGGGGCGGCGGAGGTGCTGGCTTCGATCGGCTTCCTGGCTGGCCACAAGGAGCAGGCCGACGACGTACCGCTGTTCAATGGCTCGCTCGACGCCGGCGACCTGGCCGCCATCGGCCGCGAGGAGAAGACGGTCGAAGAGGTACTCGAGGTGCTGGGCTACATCACAGCCGCCAGCCCGCGCGGCAAGGACCGGGAGCACGCGACGGAGAAGCCGCCGAAGGTCTGCGACTGGCTGGTGAGCTCGGTCCCGGTGGGCTCGGTGATCCTCGACCCGTTCTGCGGGTCGGCCGCCATCGGCGAAGCCGCGCTGCGCCGTGACTGCTACTACATCGGCATCGAGCTGAGCCGGGAGATCGCCGACATGGCGGTCCGCCGGATGATGAAGGCGGAGCGGACCGGCCGCCCGACCCTGATGTTCCCGGTGGCCGAGGAGCCGCCCGCGCCGCAGCCGCAGCTGCCGCTGTTCGGCGCTCGCGCGCCAGCGGAGCCGGACGCCGATCGGGACGGCTCGCCCGAGGTGGCGCCATGATCCCCACCTGGGCCCTGGTGCTCTCGATCTGGCTCTACCTCGGCGCCCTGGTGCCGCTGCGCCTCGACCTCGTGCTGGCCGGTCGCCGCACCCGCTCCCGCCGGGTACTGCTCGCCCTGGCGCGCGCGCTGGCCTGTCCCGACGGCACCCAGGCCGCGGTGGCGCTGCGCCCGCCCGATCGGTGGCGCGTCGTCGCCGAGCGCCCGGCCGTGCGTGGCTTCGCCGTCCTGCTGGGCCCGGTCGTCCCTGCGCTGCTGCTGCTGGCCCACGTGGGCGAGGCCGTGCAGCTCTCGGGGCTTCGCGCCCTCGTCTTCGCCACCGCTCGCCCGGCCGAGCAGGAGGGACCCCATGGGATGGAATGAGGCGGTCGCGGGCGCGCTGATCTGGCTGAACCTGGGCATGCTGGTGCTGCTCGACGGGTACCTGGCGGAGTGGGTCGCCCTGGATATCTGCGCGCTCAACCTGGTGGTCGAAGCGGCGGAGCGCCTGGAGGGGGACGATCCCCAGGCCTTTCTGCGGATAGCGACGCAGGCGGCGGAGATCACCGTCACCCGCGACGCGCTCTGCCTGCTGCACGAGCGGATGGTCGCGCCGCTGAGCTGGCGGACCCTGTGCGCCGTGCTGGCCGGTCCGGTCATCCCTGCGGTGACGCTTGCGCGCGCCCTGCGCCTCAAGGTGCGCTCTCTTCGCGCTGCGAAGCGGATCGCCGTGCTGCTGGGGGGCGCGTGATGTCCGCCACCGCCACCGCCACCGCCAACCCGGCCCCCCGCCGGCCGTGGACCGCCGCCGAGGTTCGCCGCGCCGTCGCGTTCTACGAGGCTGGCCTGCCGCTGGCCGCCATCGCCGCGGAGCTTCAGCGGGGCATCTCGCCCACGCATCACGCGATCAGGAGCGCGAGCACGCGCTACCGCTGCCGCCCCTGGCTGCCCGCGGATGAGGACCGCCTGCTTGCGCTCCGCGCCGATGGGCAGACCTACGAGGCGATCGGCGCTGTTCTGAACCGCACCGCCGCAACGTGTCGCCAGCGGGCCGCCATCCTGCGCCGCCCCAAGGCGCGCAACCCCGCGCCGTCGCCGAGGTGCGCATGACGTCCACCCTGCTGGGATGCCTCGCCTGGGTGCTGGCCGGTCCCGCGCTGGTGCGGTTGCTGCAATGGCTGCTGACCTTCGCCCTGTTGCGGCGCGCCGTCGCGTTGCTCGAGTGGTGCGCTGCACGGTCCGAAGCTGTCCCGGCCGACGTCGCCGTCAACGTGCAGCGGCACGTGTTGGTCCTGGGCCAGCGCCTCGTAGCCAAACGGCACCGCCTGGAATCGCTCGTGCTGGTGCTGCTGTGGCCGGTCGCCCTGTACGGCGTGCTGCGCGAGACTCGGCGCGGCGCGCTGTCGGTCCTCGGCCAGGAGATCACGACTCGGGCCGCGGTGGCCGGCCGCAAGCTGTCGGGGCGCGCCGCCGCCCCTGTGGGGGAGTGATGGACGGCGAGATCACCATCACCGCGCCCGAGAGCCGCTGCACGGGCCACTGCTGCCGGCGCTTCGTTCTCGGCGGCGACCCGGCGCCGGCCCAGCTGCGGCTGCTCGCCGTGCGAATGGCTCGCTACCTGACACGCGCCGCGGCGTTCGGGCCGCCCGAGTCGGTCGAAGGTGAGACCGGCGCGCGTGACATCCTCCAGATCGCCAGCATGGTGCGCCCGCTCGGGCCCAGCTTCGAGCGGACCGACGCCGCCGACCTCGCGCCCTGTGCGAAGGGCATGCGCTCCCGGTGGGAGGCAGCGCGCGGTCGGCCGCTCCCGCTCGTCGTCTGGACCCGCCACTGGTACACCTGCCGCCACTGGGATGAGGCGACGGGCGACTGCGGGATCTACGAGACCCGGCCGCTGATGTGCCGAAACCACGGGGTGACGTACCGCTGCGACACGCCCCAGTGCACGCGCCGCGTGTCGTCCACGGGCGCGCCTTCCCAGGTGTCGCCATGATCCCGCACGAGCAGGACCGCCACATGGCCGTCGACGTCGTGGTGGGCCACCTGCTCCGGTACGGTCCACATGCGGCCTACTGGGAGGCCGCCGGAAGCCCGCGCTGTGAGGTGCTGGCCCTGGCGTCCATCCGGGTCGTATCCAACCAATACGTCCTGGTGACGGCTGCGCGGCAGGCTCAAGGCAGCATCCCGGTCGCCGCCATGCTGACGGTGCGCTCCCCAGACGCCTGGCTCGCCCTGGTGGAGTCCCTGGGCACGCGCCTGATCGTCGGCCTCTTCACGGTCCCGCCGACCCTTGCCCTGGTGCCCCTGCGGCGCCCCGCCTCGCCCTCGCCCACCTTCACCGCTGCCGAGCAGGAGCACGCCATGCACGACCATTCGCCCGCGAGGCGTTCCCCTCCGGTGGCCCACAACGCAGAGGCTGGCACCGGTTCAGCCGCCGCGCACCAGCACAACGCAAGCGGCCATTGCATGCGCCCGTCCTCTGCCGCGGATGTGACGGCGCATCCCTGGCCCCGTCCGCCGGTGCCCTTCCTGCTGCTGTGCCTGCTGCTGGTCGCCGTGGTGGTACCGCCCGCGGCGCGGCTCCTCGTCGCCGTGCAGGCCACGATCGCCGTCGCCCTCGGGCCGGTGGGCGCCATGTGGCTGATCGGCGGCATGCTCCTGGCTGGGCTGCTGCTGGTCTTCGCCGGCCTGCTGCGCAGCGTCTGGGAGGCCGATGACCTCTGACCCCAGCGTGGCGCTTGAGCCAACCCGCCACGGGGCCGATACCGGCGACGTTGGCGCCGACGACACAGAGCAGAGCGCCCAGGGTGATCCCGTCCTGGCTATCCGGCCGCTGCCTTCGGATGTGATCGCCGAGGCCGACTTCGGCGGCGAGCGGCGCGAGGACGGCGCGCCGTCGGACCGCTACGCCCTGCGCTGGCGGCGCCGTCCAGGCCTCACGCCGCCGCGCCCGGGCGCGCTGGTCGTCTGCGGGCTCAACCCCAGCGGCGCGGGCGCCGACGTGGGCGACGCGACGCTGTCGGTGGTGTGGGGGCTGGCCGGGCGGCTCGGCTTCGACGAGCTCGTGATGCTGAACCTTTTTCCGCGCCGCGCGACGCAGCCCAAGGCGCTGCTCAGCGGCGCCGGCGACCTGGTGCGGGCCCGGCGCGCGTGGATCGACGAGATCCGCGACGCCGCGCCGCGCTCGCGTCTGATCGTGCTGGCCTGCGGCGGGCCGTACAGCCCCAAGGCGCTGCAGGCGCTGGTCGAGGCCCAGACCGCGTCCTTCGTGCGCATCGCCCGCGCGGTGCGCGCGCCGCTGCACGCGCTGGCGCTGACCAAGGACGGTCACCCCCATCACCCGCTGTACCTGCCCGGCGATGTGATCCCCGTGCCCTGGTGCCCCCCAGGCCAGACCGAGATCGTGGCCCGTCGGTACCCTGGCAGAGCGGAGCCGGTCGTCGACCTGTCGGACTGCGGCGGCTCCTGCCCGGTCGCCGCCAGCGGGACGATCGGCGGCCTGCCCTTCGCCGTGCGCGCCCGCGGCGACAAGATCACCCTGCGGGTCGCCCCGGTGGGCACCGACCCGGTGGACGTGCTGGACGGCGACGCGCTGCTGCTGGTGTCCGCGTCCTTCCATGGCGCCGTCTACGAGCTCGGACACCTGCCCCACGCGGAGGCGGTCCGGTGGACCCGCGCGGTCCTGGCCGGGTGGGCGGCGCGTGCCCCGCGTGCCGAGCTGCGCCGCCTGGTCGAGTTGCTCGACTGGCGGATCCCATGAGCCGCGCCCCCGCCTTGCAGCTCATCGAGACAGAGCCCGAGCGCGATCCGCGCCAGGACCCGCGGATCGGCGACCGGCTGGTCAAGGGCCGGGAGGACCGCGAGGTGGTGGCGTGGCGCGAGCACGTCTGCGGCCGGCCGGCGCGCGACCGCTCGCACAACCTGCGGGGCAAGCCCCGCCCGGCGGGCTGGGACCTGCTCCGCTACCGGACCCCGTCGGGCTGCATGGGCACGATGACGCTGGCGGCCTGGCAGGCCTGGGCGGCGCGCGCCACCGTGGCCGAGCTCGCACGGGACCGCGCCGAGGACGAGCCGACGGCGTGGCTTGCCCAGCTGGGGATCGTGCGCGTCCTGCCCGTTGAGGAGGAGGTCAGCGACGACGGCTGCACGACCACGGAGGCGAAGGGCTGGGTCGCCCCCTGGGGTGAGATCCGCGTCACGACCACGACCACGTCGACCAGCACCTGCGGCACCGTGATCCTGGACGTGCAGCTGCGCACCGGTCCGCTGCTCAGCCTTCGGGTGGACAACTACATGGGCACGATCGACGCCCACGAGGCGCTGTGGTTCGTCTACGGGGCGATGGTGGTAGCGACCTGCCATCTCCACGAGCTCGGGGCTATCGCCGGCGCCTGGGCGACGCGCACCAGCCCCGGCGTTCTGGTGAAGCGGTGAAGCCGAGGGCCGCGACCTTCTTCTGTGGCGCTGGTGGCGCCGATCTCGGGCTGGTCGAGGCCGGCTTCGACATCGTCGTGGGCCTCGACGTCAACGAGGCTGCGCTGGAGACCTACCGCGCCGCCGGCGGCCACGGGGTGCGCTGGTACGTGGCGGAGCGGCCGGGGCTGTACGTGGTGCCGATCTCCGAGGGCAAGACCCGCACCCGGGTGGACTTCGTCCCCGGTGGACCCGTCCCGCCCGAGCTGCGCGAGCTGCTGAAGGGGCTTTTTCTGCTGTGGGGCTCGCCCCCCTGCCAGCCCTGGTCGAAGGCCGGCAAGCGCCAGGGCGCCAAGGACCGCCGCGACGGCTGGCCCGGGATGCTCGCCGCGGTGGCGGAGCTGCGCCCCACCTGGGTGGTGTGCGAGAACGTGCCGGGGGTCGAGCAGCACCTCGACGACCACATCGTCCCGGCGCTGGAGCGGCTGGGCTACGTCGTCAGCTATCGGACCCTCAACGCGGCCGACTACGGCGTGCCGCAGACGCGCTCCCGCGTCTTCCTGGTCGCCGGCCCGGAGCCGCTGGTCTGGCCGCGGGCGACGCACGCGCAGCGGCCGGGGCTGTTCCGCGAGGCGCCCTGGATCAGCATGGGCGAGGCGTTGGGGCTGACCGGCGACGTGCTGACGTCGCAGAGCTCGGCGCGTGCTGGCGGACGGGTCCCGGTCGCCAGGGGGACGGAGCAGCCGTCGCCGTGCGTGCGTGCTCAACTCGGAACGGGCTTCGTGTTCGTGCCTGACGCCGAGCCCCAGGGCCACAAAAGCCAGTCGCAGAGGATCATGGACCCGCGCCAGCCCGCGCCGACCGTGTGCGGCTCCAACCGCGACACGGGCAAGGTCCGGTGGGCGGCGGCGCCCCCGGGTCTCATCATGCAGGCGACGGGCCGCTGGTCGGGCCGTCTGCCCCAGCGCCATCCCGTCTACACGCTCGGGCGCGCGATCCGGTCGTCGCACGACTACCACGTCGTCGCCATCGCTAGGCGCGAACCCGCGCCCCAGCTTCGGGTCCTGGGCGCTGGGACCAATCCCCATGGTCCCGGCGCCCAGGACGAGCGCACCCGGCGCGACATCACCGACGAGCCCAGCCCGACCGTCTGCGCGCAGCAGATCGGCAACCGCGGGCCCTGGCTGGTCCAGGTGGACGCCGGGCGCATCCCCTCGAAGGAGCGCCCCAAGGGGCTGCACCAGTCGGCCCCCACCATCACCGCGGGCCGCCTGACGCTGCGCGCCGTGTCGCCGTCCTGGACCATTCAGGTAGACGGCGGCCGCAACATGGCCGCGCACCCGCGCCAGGAACGCCCCAAGGGGCTGCACGAGCCCGCGCAGACCCTCGGCGGGGGCGGCAACCTGATGCTGCGCCTGGTTGCCGCCCCCGCCGAGGACGCCAGCTCCCACAACTCGCCGCACCGCACAGAGATCCTCGCGCGTCCGTCCCCCACGGTGACGACGTGCGAGGTCAAGGGCACGCGGGCGAGCGCCTCCAGCGGCTGGACGTTCAACGGCGGCCCCGACCGCGCCAGCGACGCTGCGTGGCTGGCCACCGGCAAGCGCCGCCTCACCGTCGGGGAGTGCGCGATCCTGCAAGGCTTCCCCGACGGCTACCCGTGGAAAGGAAACATCACCGCTCAGTATGAGCAGGTAGGAAACGCCGTCCCCCCCCCATTGTCGCGGGCAATCGCGGCGTCGATCCGGCGACAACTGCCCGCGACGCGCGGCGGTGGTAGATGAGCCGCACCCTGGGACACAACGCCAACAGCTGGCGCAAGCTCCACCAGATCCCCAAGGGGACCTGCACGTGGTGCCGCGGGCCGGTGCCGAAGGGCGCGCGGAGCTGGTGCGGCGAGAGCTGCGTCGAGGAGTTCCTGATCCGCAACAGCCAGGCGCATGCTCGCGCCCGCGTCCACGCCCGGGATCGCGGCGTCTGCGCGGGCTGCGGCGTGGACACCGACGCGATCCGGCAGGAGCTGCGCGAGATCGGCGAGCGGTACCGCGAGGCGCTGAGGTCGAGGCCCGCACCGATGCCGTCCGGCGGCCTGCCCATCGCCGACTTCCTCGCCTTGCCGACCGCCAGCCCCAACCTCGACCGAGCGCGCGAGATCGTGGCGGCCTGGTGGGCCCGCGGCGTCGAGGTGGGCATCGTCAGCGGGGTGCGTCCCGACCGCCCCGCCAACGAATGGGTGCGCCTGATCCCCTTCGGCGGCGGCGCCCGCCACCTCTGGGAAATGGATCACATCGTCCCCGTGGAGCACGGCGGCGGCGGCTGTGGCCTGGACAACCTGCAGACCCTGTGCCTGCGCTGCCACAAGGCAAAGACCGCCGAGCAGGCCCGCCAGCGTGCTGCTGCCCGGGCGGCGGAGCGCGAAGCGGCCGAGGTGGCGGCCGGGCCCGCGGTGACACAGCTCGAGCTGTTCGGCGGTGGCGCATGAACTGGACCCCGATCCCCGACGACCTCCTGCTGGCCGCCAGTAAATGCCAGCCCCTGGCGGTCGAGCGCCTGCATGCCTATTCGACCGTGATCGCCCGGCTGAGCTCTGGCGGCTCGATCACCGTCGCCGAGCTCGCCGGCCTCACCCGTCTGGCGCACACGACCGCGCACGAGGTGCTGCAGCGGGCGACGATCGACCACGCGCACTGGCGCGCGAACCAGCGCAACGGGCTCCCCGATCCGCCGGCGCGGCGCTCACATCACCGGAAAGCGGACAGAAACAGCCCGCCACCCTCGGAGCCCGTCGAAATGGGCGAACGCCGGGCGAACGCCGGGCGCATGACCGACACAACGCCAACGCCGGTTATCGTTGAACGGGCGGACGCCGGGCGGACGCCGGGCGAACAACCGATCGGCGTTGAACTCGGGCGCGCGCCCTTTCTCCGCGCGCCTTCAACATCTGCACAGAGTGCAGATCATGGGGGGGACGCGGGCGAGCCCGCCGGGACGCGCCAGCCTGCCCCGCCCCCCGAGACAGCTTCGCGCCCCGTGGCCGGGCAGACCGAGGAGAGGCCACCGTCGCGTACCGAGCGGGCAGAGGTCGCCGCCGCCGCGTCGAAAATGGGGGGCCCCGCGCCCCGGCATGGGGTCGAGCGCTCGGCACGGAGGCAACCACCGAGCGCTCCCCCACGCCCCAGCGGGGGGACTACACCGGCGCCAGCCCCTGGCGCGCAGCTCGGGCTGAACCTCGCCGGCCAGCCCGCCGAGGTGGTCGGCGCTGCCGCCCTCGGCGACGCCGGCGCCCGCGACCAGCTCCGCCAGAGCTGGGACGCGCAGACCCGCGCCCAGTTCGGCGAACACCCGCCGGTCCAGGTGGGCGACAAGGTCATCCCCGGCGGGCTGGTGGACCTGCTGGGCAACCTGGCCAGCGGCGCCCTGGTGGTGCGCAACGTCTTGCTCAAGGCCGGGATCGGCAACACCAGGACCCTGCTCAGGCTGGGCGAGCGCGATCGGCGGTACCATGGCCACGGAACCAACGCGGCGATCTGGGGCACGATCGACGATCACCTGCAGACCGCCTTCGGGATCAGGCTGGGCGCGCTGGCTGAGCCCGAGGCCGCGGCGCCCGGTCGCAACGAGCCGCCCCGCGCTGGGCGCGGGGGAACCCGCGGCCAGAGCTACCTGGACAGCAGCGCGGAGGCGCTCGAGCTGCTGCGGACGAGACGAGCCGCCAGCGACCCACGCCCCGACGATACCGACGCCGACCACGGCCCCTACATCGACCACAAGGAGGACGCCCCATGGCAAACCCCGACGCCCTGACTCTGACCCCAGAGCACATCGCGGCGGCCTTCGACCGGCTGGTCCTGGCTGGCTGCCATCGGGCCTTCGGCCGCGAGACGCCGACGCCGGAGCAGAAGATCGCCGAGTGGGAGCTGTACGTCGCGGTCCTCGGCCGCGAGGTAACGCCGGCCATGCTCGCCTGCGCGGTGGTCGCCTACCTGCGCGACCCGAAGTGCGCGCGCATCTGGCCGACCGCCGCCGACCTGCGCGCCCGGGCGCTTGAGTTTCGGCCCCAGGCGCCGTATCGGGCCCCGGACCCCGACACCGCCTACGCGACGGCCCGGCAGTACGTCGTCGGACGTGGCGAGCAGTACTGGCCGGGCGCGCATGTGCTGCGCACCTGGCTGGCGGACAACGGGATCGAGCGCGAGGCGATGGCGGAGCGGATCGCCGCGGCGGGCGACACGTACCTGGCGCGGCACCTCCCGGGGTTTCTGAAGGGCCGGTCCTGCCCACGCGGGCCGTCGGAGATCGCCGCCCTCGCGAAGCACTTCCCGGCCGACCTGGTCGAGCGCGCCGCCAACCGGTCGCCCTGGGCCACGCTCCAGGAGGAGCACGAGGCGCCGATCGCCAAGGCCGCCGAGGTGGCGGGGAACTGGCGCCGGTGGGTCCTGCTGACCTACGAGGAGGAGCCCGCGCACAGGAAGGCGTTTCGAGACGCCTACGCGGCGCTGCTGGCGCGCCAGGAGACCGACCGCCGCAACGAGGAGGCCGTCCAGCTGCTCGCCGGGCTCGGAGCTGGGCTCCTGGCCTTCCCGGGCGCGACGTCGGCGCGGCGCCAGCTCGTGGACGGCGGGGAGCCGCGGCCGCTGCTCGACGAGCCGGCCGGGCGGCCGCGCGAGCGGGTACCGTTGCACGTTGTGGGGCGGGGCAAGGAATCGACGGCGCGGTAGTGGCGCCGATTTAGACCCGAGATAAAATGGGGTGGGGGTGGCATGCGGTACGTGTTGGAAGGACCGGATGGCGAGCGGCGGAGCTTGCCAGGAACCAAGCCAGAGGCGACGCACGACGTGGTGTTGTCCAGCCAGTGGGACGGCGGCGTGGTCCCGCCTATGGTCGCGACGCAACACTGCACGGTGGGGATCTGCGCCCCATGCGAGCACGGCTATCGCGTCGTGACGGAGCCCGATCTGGTGTTTGCGCCGCTGCAAAGGCTTTACGAGCCGGCCACCAACCGAAGCCTGGGCGAGGCGCGGATGAATGGCCTCGGCGACGGGGTGGTGTTCTATGGGCATGGTCAGGCGGACCTCACGCCCCGAAGCGTGACCGTCGAGTGTGACGCCAACGGCATCACGATCCGCGGGGTCGTCCCGATGCCGGGCCCGGGCTCGTCGCGGATCTGGACGCCGGGGGATGGGGTGTTCTCGGCGCCCGCCAGCAACGGCCTGCTGCTGCGGTGCTGGGGCAGCTTCGTGGTCCTGGCGCCCGATCCCGATCTCGGGTGGATCTCCCGCGGCCGCGAGGGCGCCCCTACGCTGGGCGCCCTGTCCATTCATAGGCTGACCCCTCGGCTGACGGGTCACCATCAACAGGTAGACCGCGACATCTACAGCTTCAGCGCCCTGCGCTCGAAGGTCGAACTGGTCATGGATTTTCACCGCGTCGCGTCCATCTTCATCTGGCCTTTGCCGATCCCGGTCGCCAGGGAGCTGGTCAAGGCGCCGAGGGCGGCAGCATGAGCCGCCTCGCCTTTCGAGCCTGGCGCCCTGGGATGCGCTGCGCAGGTGGCCGCCTGCGCGTCGACGCCGTGTCGGAAGACGGGCGGCCCTACCGGATCGAGGAGAATCGAGGCTTTGGGCATGGCTTCGGCGGTGACGTTGTGGAGTCGCCCTACGTCGAGGTCTACCCGCACCGCGGCGCGCTGCCGGACCTCAGCGACATGCCGACAGTGGGCGCGCTCCTGGATTTCCTCCGGGAGCGGTGCGCTGTGCAGGAGAGCGCCGACCAGCAGCCAGGGGCTGGCGGGGCCGCACGGGCCCAATTCGTTGCGGCCATGACCCGGTGGATCTACGGTGGATCCACCGAGGAGCTGGGCGCCGAGCTGATGCAGATGATCGGGCCAGTTGGCGCCGATCTCGAGGGGGGATGATGTCGAACGCACGGTCCGAGCCCGATCCCCTGCTGTCCGATCTCGGGCCCGTCCTCGCGCAAGCCGTCCTGTGCGGTGGGGTGGGACTTCCCCCGGCCTGGGGGCCGCTGGGCGGCGGTGAGTTTGGGCCGCTGTGGGCCTGGGACCCAACGCGGGGCGTGGCTGTGATCTGCGGGCCCAACGAACTGGTCAGCGGCTGGGCGCCGGTGCTGTCCGAGCCGCTGACGTACTGGCGGCTCCCGCTGGACTACTGGCGCCCGCGGCTGGCGATCGTGGCGGCCTGGATGCTGTGGCCGACACGGCGAGCAACGGCGGCCGGCGTCTGTGACCGGCGCGCCGACCCAGTCCGCGCATGGCCGCTCGTCGAGTTGACGATACAGACCACGATTCGCAGCACCCACTGCGGTGGGCGTATGGTCGCCTGGTCGTCTGTTGATGGTCGCACGGGTAGCCATGAAATTGCGGACCTTTCCACCCTGCCTGCGCACCTGGCCAGCCACGATCCCAGCGTGGCGGTCCCGCTCGCTCTCCTGGACGTGCCCGAGATTCGGGCGAGGATCACCCCCGGCGATCAGGAAACGGCATCGTCCGGGCCCGCCGACGCAGACCCCAGGGGGTCGTGATGGGGCACCCTGCGTTGTTCTGGCTGGCCGCACTGGCACTGCCCAAGCCGGCGCCGTCTCGCGTCGCCCTGCGCTACCGTGGGCGCCGGATCTGGCTCCAGGTCGAGGCCTGCCCCGGCTGGGGCCTGAAGGGCTGCGCGCGCTACTACTTCGCGCGCGTGATCGGGCCGTCCTGGAGCCGCGCGCGCTCCGAGCGGTTCATGGCCTACTGGGACCGGGTGAACGAGTTGATCGACCTGCGCGGCTACGGCCGCACCCGCAAGGACGCGGTCGAGGCCTGGCGTGTCGCGCTGCGCCTCGGGCGCAAGATGGCCGGCCATGGCCTCTATTGGGCGGAGCTGCAAGCGTGGCGCCGCCTGACCACGCAAACGTCGGAGTACGACCTATGAGCCGCGCCGGACGTCCGCCCAACCCCGAAGGCCGCCGCCGGCGCGTCGAGGTGCTGCTGAGCCAGCAGGAGCTGGCGGCGTTTGAGGCGCTGAAGCCCATCGGGATGACCCGAGGCTTTTACCTGCGCGAGATCTGCCGCGCGGTGATTCGCAGCGGCGTGTCGCAGGCGGACGCGCCTGCTGCCGTACTGAACATCGTCTGCAAGCGCCTGCACGACCACGCCATGGAGGAAGCAGAGCAGGCCGACCTGCTCCGCAGGACGGGGAACATGGCCGAGGCCGATCGCGCCCTGCTCGTGGCGCTACGGTCGGAGCGGGCCGCGTCGGAGGCCGTTCGCGACCGGCACGAGGCCGAGCCAACCCGGGGGGACCTGCATCGCTCCGCCGCGCAGATGGCCCTTGACCTGCGGCGCTGGCGCGAAGCCGAGATCCTGGCCTGCCACGGGATCGCCGGTGATCCGCCTGCGGATGTGTTGAACGATCTGCGCGTCGTCGTGCAGCGCGCGCAGACGATGATCGCACGCTACGCGCCAGCGCCGGGCGAGCCCCCCGGATGATGGAGATGGACCGTTGCCACTGGCTGAAGGTGGACGGCAACGTGTACCTCGTCCCTGGCTGCTACGGCGCGGCGCTCGGCTCCCCTGCGGAGTGCTGTTGCGGCTACGACGAGGACGAACTGGTCGTCCCGCAACACCGCGCCAGCCAGATCCTGGAGCGTAACAGGGGCATCCCTGGCGCCGCGCAGGCCCTCGCGCTTGCGCTCGACGCGGTGGACCAGGTCTGGCTGTCGGTGCTGCTGCGTCCGCTTTGGGCCGCCCTCGACCTGGCAAACGCGCAACACAGCGCAGCGCTGGACCGCTGGCGCGCCGCCAGGTGGACCGACCGCGAGGTCCAGGAGCGGGCCAGGGCCGAGCTGGTCGAGCCGCCCTGGCGCACTGCTGGCCAGATCGAACGGCTGGTCAAGCGCCTGAGCGAGCTCGCGATCGAGCCCGGCGGCACCGTGGCGCAGCGCGCCCGGCGACACCCGCATGCCCCCTCGCCGGAGCTGCTGCGGCTACTCGGGGACCGATCCGTCCGCACCTGACCCGTTTCCCGCCGCCGCGCCGACCTGTTTCAGCAGGGACCAGTCCGCGGGGCGCGCTCCCGGCCCGTACTCCCAGCGGAGCTTGCGCACCGCCTTCAAACTGGCGTCCTCGCCCGAGCGCGATCCGCCGGCGCCCTTCTTCTCGACGATCTCGACCGGGCGCAGCCCCTTCTCCTTGAGCGCCCGGTAGGTCGTCCCGGCCTCGCTCAGCAGGCTGTAGGTGACGACGACGTTGGGGCCGACCGCGCCAGGCCGGCGCGCGCGGTCCACCAGCTCCATGAGCCGCGCCATGAGCGCCGAGCTGGCGCCCTTGTAGGAGCGATCCGAGGTGATCCGCGTGACGTCGAGGATCCGGTGCGGGTCCGTCCACCGTCCTCCCGGCGCGCCAGCGGTCGCGACGGCGACCAGGCGGCCGCCGACCTTGAGCCCGATCGTGAACATAACCCCGCGCATGTTCGGGACCTCGAGCTTGCTGTGGTGCTGGGCGATGAAGTCGCCCGCTTCGGCCTTGTCGAGCACCACGATCCGCGGCGCGGGGTTCTCGACCTGCTCCGGCTGCAGGGCGTCCTCGATCACCAACTCGGCGAGCTCGCGCGGCAGCTGAAACGGCGAGCGGCGCAGCTCGGGCCAGTCGCGCCACGACGTGGTGAAGTCGTCCCCGCGCACCTGCGCGGCCAGCGCGAACGTGCTCTCGGCGATCCCCAGGCGCTTGATCCGATCCCAGGGCCGGCCGTCCGGGCCGCGCATCGGCACCCCGAGCAGGTCCGGGAGATCCGCGCGCCCCCAGGCGCCGCCGTCGGCCTCCTCGTCGAGCTCCTCGGCGGTCTTGAAGTACTCGCTCTCGTCGCCACCGTCGGCCATCCACGTGCCGACGTCGGGATCCTCGTAGAGGTCCATGGCGCTGCCCAGCAAGGTGGCGGCGACCTCGGCCGGCTCCCGCCCGTCCAGCGCGCCAGGAACCGGGACGGTGTCGGGCTGGTAGCCGCGCTCTCCCGGCCTGGGCGCGCCCAGCGGGCTGTACAGCGGGTGAAGGTTGGCCCGGTCCTTCAGCTTGCCCCGCTGTTCCTCGACGGCCGCGGCGATGCTGGCCGTCTCCCATGCCTCGCGGTCCCTGCGCAGCGCGCTGGCGAGGCGCTCGCCGGCCTCCTGTAGCAGCTTCACCGGCGCCGCCTGGGTCAGGTTGCCGTCCGCGGTGCGGATCCCGTCGAGCTGCTGCCCGAGCTGGCGCGCGGCCGCCTCGTGGGTCGTCTGCCGCTCGACCAGCTCCAGGCCGCGACGCAGGCGCGCCCGCACGTCGGGATGGTGGGCGGCCGCTACGGCGTCGCGCAGCTTCGCCAGGCCGCGCGTGCTGAACCGCTCCGCCGGGTCCTCCTGGGCGCGTTGCGCCGCGCGTGCCCGGTGCTGTTCGTGGGCCGCGACGACGTGCACGCCGTGGGCATCGTGGGCGACGTGCTGGTGCACGTGGACGAGCTGCTGAGGGGCGCCCGCGGCCGCGGCGCTGGCGCGCCCGAACAGGCTCTGTTGCTCGCCGCGGGCGCTGCCCGAGCGAGCACGGCGGCGCGTCTGCTTGGCCAGCAGGTACAGCGCGCGGCGGAGCGTCGAAGGGGTCGGCATGCCGGGTGGTACCCGGCGGGCCGAGCTGGCCCGGTCGTGTAGCAAAGATTTGTGCAGTTTGTGTTTGCGCGAGAAACGGGACTGCACTAATCTATGTGGGCGGGCAAGATGAACCAACGCCCGCCGGGAGTCAGCATGTCGGCCACCACCTATCGCATTGTGCAGATCGAAGACCACGAGGCTGGCGTCGTCCTTGACGGATTCACCAGCAAGGATGGGGATCGTATCACCAATCCGTTTTTCGGACCCAACGGCTTCGATCAGGTTGACCCCAAGACGGAGTACGGCGAGGCCTGCGTCGAATTCCTGGCCCGCCACCCCGACGCGCTGATCGAGATCGAGTCCAGCGTCGATCTGGCCTACGCCATCGAGGTGATCGGGTGACAACGGGGCGGCGACGCTTCGGCGGACCCCAGCCCGGTGCGGGGCGCCCGCAGCGCTACCTGCGCGTCCACTGCACGAAATGCGGCGCGCCCGTGGGGCAGCGCTGCACGTCTCGCACCGGGCAGGCCGCGACGCACGCCCACCAGGAGCGGCGCGACCTGTACGCCGCGACCTTCGGCGGCGGAGCTACGCCCGCGGCTTCGCCTTCTTCGGCGGCCGGCGGTTGATCGGGCGCTCGTATGCCCTCGCCTCGGTAGGCTCATCGTCGCCCAGCGCGGGCCGGCGGTGCAGCGCCGTGGGCTTCTTGACCGGCGGTGGCCGCGGGGGCTTGGACGGCCTCGGGGCGTGCTGCGACGAATCGCGCAGGCGGCGCGCGTGTGCCGCGTTTGCGTCCTCCTGAGCGGCGGCGCGCTCGGCAGCGGCCCGAATACGATCGATCAGTCGCCCCTCTGCGTTGGGCGGCTTGTCTGGCCTGGCGCGCAGCCAGTCGCTCGCATCCCCAGGGTCTTCGCCCCCCGCTGCGGGTGGGTTGGAACGCAGGCGGCGGGCATGGGCGGCGATCGTGTCCTCCTGCGCGGCGCCGCGTGGTTGCGCCCGCCCGGGCGCGCGCCGCTTCCTCTTGTTCGGGTCGGCCACCGCCCCCTTGCGCTTCGTCGCCGCCTTCGCGCCGCGCAGCGCGATCACCGCGCCCAGCAGGCGCGCCATGTGGTGGTGGAGGCGCTCGGTGAGCGGCACGGCCCGAGGGCCCCCGGCCTGCTCCGGCTCGTCCTGCTGTCGCTTGTGGGCGTCGAGAAACTCGCGCGCGCCGGCCGCCATGTCGCGATGGTGGGCGACCTGCTGTGCGGCGGCGTTGGCGCGCCCGGCGAAGCGGTCCCGGGCCACGCTGTAGCGGGAGACCCTCCCGCCGGTCTGCTCGTGGTGGGCGTTCATCACGTCCTCGGCCTCAGCGTGTTGCGCCATGATGCGCGCGGCCTTCGCCTGGGCGGCGGTGTGGGCGACAGCCGCGTGGCGGGCGTGAATCTCGGTGGGGTACCAGTGAACCCACCGGCCGCCGACCTGCTTGTGATAGCCCTGATGCCTGGAGCCCGGGATGGGGGAAAAGCCCGGCGGCGGCTTCGCGACCACGCCGTGCGCCAGCGTCTTGAGCGTCTGCACGAGCCACGCCGCCTTGCCCGCGGCGCGGCCGGCGCTGCTCATGGGAGCGCTGGCCGTGGTCGCCTTGGCCAGGCTCTGGCGGTCGATCGCCTCGCGAGCGAGCCGCGCCAGCCGGTGCTGGCGCTCGGCCTCGACCTCGTGGCTGCGCACCTCGGCGATGGCCTCGGGGCTGCCGGCGGTGTGCTCGCGCGTGTCTCGAAAGGCGGTCGCCCAGTACTCCTCGTCGTGCGCGCGCAGCGCGTGGTCGGTCTCCGCTCGGCGCGCGTGGGCCTCGCTGGGGTACCAGTGCGCGGGGCGCCCCTCCGGGCCCGTCCCTTCGTGGCCACCGTGAAGGGAACCCGGGATGGGGGCGTAGCCTGGCGGCGGTGCGGACTCGGTGCCGGTCGCCTTGTTGAGCACGTCGGCGGGCTCGACCTCGGGCAGAATGAACTGGCGCCCGCGCAGCTCGGGAATGTCCTGGTCGTCAGGATCGTGCTCCAGTTCGGGGATCGTGGTCCGCACCTCGAAGGTGTGCGGCCGTCCGCCATGCAGGGCCACGGCGTTGCGCGAGTAGCCGTCCACGGCCGGCCCCGCGTTCTGCGTCGTCAGGTAGACGCCGGCGCGGCTGTTGAGGTACGGGCTGGCGGCCTGCCCTCGGGCGTGCAGCCCCTCCTGCTTGACCTTCGAGCGCAGGGCGCTGGAGCTGTGATGGTTGAGGACCACGGGGTGCGAGCCGAGGATCCGGCGCACCGTCGGGGTGAGCTGGTCGAACTCGGCCGCGCCGTCGTCGCGGATGTGGATGCTGTGCTCGTCGCCGAGGAAGCGCGCGAGCTCCTCGCGCCGGTGCTTCTGGTCGGCGAGGAGCGCGCCGTGCTCCTCGGGGTACTCGTTGGCCAGCCAGCGATGGAAGCCTGCGGCCTTGGCGCCCTCGTGGAGCGCGTCGAGCGCCTTGTCGGCCTTGGTGTCGCGCCGGCTCGACGACTTGCCGCGGCTGCGCTTGAGGTCCGTCAGGCGCTCGAGGTCGGCGCTGTTGAGGCGCCCCCAGTGTCCTGCTGCCCAGGTCTTGGCCTCCTCGTGGTCCGGGTGGTTGGGATCGGCGACGGCCTCGGCTGCGTGATCCCAGTAGGCATACCGCAGGTCGGGGGCGCCGAGGTCCTTGGAGGTGGCGAACCGAAGGTCGGCGATCCTCGCCTCGGCCTCCTGGGCGTCGCTCGGGGCGTGGACGCGGTGCTCGGGCGGCAGCGCGGCCCAGATCGCGTCGTGCTTGGCGTCGCCAGGGTAGCCCGCCGCCAGGTGGGCCAGGAGCTTCTGCGGAGTGCGCGCCGAGAAGTAGCGCCGGGGCATCCCTGGGCGCCAGCCATTGAGGCCAGCAGGCACCGCGGGACGGCTCGGACCCATCTCGGGGCGGCCCGGCTCTGTCGCGTGCCAGGCGATGTCGTAGGCGTCGCGGTGATGCTGGTAGATGTGCGCCAGCCTGCGCCCGCGTTCCACGGCCGTGGCAGGCTCGGTGGGCTCGCGCGTGTAGCCGCCGTGCGGGCTCCAATAGACGAAATGCGCGCCCTCGCGCTTGTGAAACAGCCCCACGGTCGAGCCCGGGACGGGGACGTACCCGGGCGGTGGTGCGACGTGGGCGGCGATGGCTGGGCGCGCAGCCTTGGCCAGGACGATGAGGTGGGCGGCGGTGAGCATGGCCAGGTGGTACCCGGCCGCGCACCGCCGCAACCGCTCAAACGAACACGCCGTAACCGGTGCGCGGGCCCTGCTTGCGGGTCCCGGTCCGGCGATACACGCCCTCCCGCGGCGAGCGGTTGCGCCGGAACAGCGGGATGGCGTTGGACGCGGTCCGGCGCGCCGCCGCGGCGTCGGCGACGATCGCGTGGTAGGGGATCGGCAGGTTGCCGCCCTCGATCGTCAGGTACTGGGCGCCACCGGCGGCCTTGCGCACCTGGCAGGTGTAGCCGTCCTCGTCCCATTTTTCCAGGACGTCGATCGTGTTGGGGTCGGCCTGCACGAGCTGGTCCGGGAGCCCCTTGGACATCGGCACGGCCTCGGCGCGGGACAGGGAACGGAACAGCGCGATCAGGCCTCGCACGAGCCGCGCCGATCGGGCCTTGTGCAGCGGGGCGGCGAGGTGTCGCGCGCCGTCGGCGATCTCCTGGTGAATCTCGCGCAGGTGCTCGTGGCCGTCGGCGTGCAGGCCGGCGTCCTCGGCCTGTGCGGCCCAGGCGGCGTGGTCGCTGGCGCGGTCCTCGTGGAACTTGACCGAGGCCGCGGCGTGCTCGGGCGACGGGGACCAGTAGGATTCGGACCCGTCGGCCTCGACCTTGTGGTGCAGCTGGTGCGGGTCGGTGACCGTCTCCCCCATCATGTTCTTGCGCTTCACCGGCGCGAAGCCGGCCGGGGGGCCGTCGCTGGCGTGGCTGGGCGTGCCCTTGCGCCGACGGTTGGCCGCCGCGTCGGCCAGGTCGCCGAGATCCCGGTGCTTGTTCGCCATGCGCTCGTGAAACTTGCGCCCGGTTTCGAGGTGGTTCCCGCTTCGGGCCTCGGCGGCGTGCGCGTCGGCCTCGGCGTAGTGATGATCGCGCGCCTGGGTCGCATGTTCGACCGACGGATACCACTGCTCCCACTTGCCGTCGACCTGCTTGTGGAAGCCCTGGTGGGTGGAGCCCGGGATGGGGGAGAAGCCCGGCGGCGGGTGATGGAGCTCGGACGACTTCACCAGCGGCGTGCGCTGGACATCCTCGAGCGCGCGCTGCCGCCGGTACAGGGTGGCGGCGTGCGCGACGTCCTTGTGCGAGGCGACGATCGGGCGTCCACCCTTCGCGGCATGATAGGCGGCGTACCCCTCGGGCACGATCGGGCGTCCGTGCTCGTCTGCCGTCCACCTGTGCGGGGAATCCTCGGGCAGGGAGTAGATTCGATCCAGCCGCCCCTCGGGCAGGTCGTGACCCATGAATCTGTCGCCCACATAGAAGGACTGCCCTTCAGCGACATTTTCCGGCGTGTAGCGCGTGTAATGCAGATTCACGCTCTCGTGCTGGGTTCCGACGCCCCGCGGCGCCTCGTCGTCCTCGCCCGTGATGCCCTCGACCTGAAACGCCCCCATAGGGTGGCTGCTGTTGGCCCCCATGGCGGCGAGCTCGGCCCCGCGGCTGTGCATGTGGTGCTGGTCCATCGCAAACAGCGCCCGATCCATGTCGCCCAGGTTCTGGCGGCCGGCCGGTCCGTCCTTCGAACCCTGCTCCGACAGGCGGTCGAAGTCCGCCGCATGTCGCGCCATCTCCGCCTTGTGGTGGGCGGCGTCCTCGCGCGCGTGCGCCCTGGTAGGGTACCAGTAGCGCCAGCGCATGCCCTCCTTCTTCCGGTATCCCTGCATAATCGAGGTGCTGATGGGCATGAAGCCCGGCGGCGGCGTGGCGGTGGACATGCGGACTCCGGCTGTCAGGTGGAACGGTGAAACAGTGCGGCCTGGCGCGTCTCGTTGGCGTGCTCGCGCGCTGCCTGGTTGCGCTGGTGGGCGCGGGCCCCAGCCGGGGTCAGGCGAGCGCTGAATTCGTAGCTGTGATGCGCGGGGTTGGCCTTGATCTCGATCAGCCCCTGGGCCTTCAGGTCCTGCACGTGCTTGCGCTCGGCTGCGCCGCGGGTCAGCGGGTAGGCGCCGCCGGTCCGGTGCATCCTGGCCAGCATCTGCCGGTGATCGTCGGTGTGCACGATCTTGCCCTGGTGGTCGAGGCACTGCCAGCGGCGGCCCTGGCCGGTCTTCGAGGGCATCAAGGCGGTGTGACCGCACCGCGCGGTGCCGCTGGGGATCGGGGCGTGCAGCGCCTGGGGGCGAGACGGGCCCGCGTGCAGCAGCGCCGCCTGGACCGCCGCCTTGTCGAGATCCTCGTCGCCCTCGACCGCCTCCAGCCGCTCGTAGTAGTCCGGGCGCTCGGCAAGGTGATCCATCGCTATCTCCTGGGCGACGTCGTGGTCGTCGGTGTGCTCCAGCTCGTGGCGCGTCCCCTCGGCCAGCGCGTCGGCGTCGAAGTCCTCGGGGCGCATCCCGTCGGCGGTTCCGCCGCGCAGCCGCTCGGGCCGGTTCTGGCTGGCGAGCTGCTGGGCCGACCACGTGGCGGCGTCCAGCCCGAGCCGCGCACCGCCTGCGGCCTCATACGCGCGGCGGGCGACGGTGCGCAGCCCCTCGGCGGTGAGCAGCCCCTTGGCCAGCGGCACCTGCGAGAGACGCCGGACGACGTCTTCGAGCCGCGCCGCGGCGCCGCGGGCGACGGCCTGCTCGACGACGTCGACGCGGTGTTGGTGCTCGTCCTGCACCGCGGGCAGGCCCAGCCACTCCAGCGGGTCGATCGTCGCCAGCGGCGCGCCCGGCTCGTCGGCCCCGGGCGCCGGCGCGGGCCTGGCGGTGCGCACCGCGGCGACCGGGTCCGGCCCGAGCTGGGCGAGGTGGTGCTCGAGCTGCGCCACCGACGGCACGGTGAAGATCATTCCCCGGCGCAGCCCCTGCTTCACCGTCGGCCCCAGCTGCAACCCCAGCCGCTCCAGGCGCGCGCGCACCTCCTGGAAGCCGGGCCAGTCGGGATAGGAGGTGTGGACGTAGAGCTGGGCGTCGGGGTCGACTCGGTCGTGCTCCGCCTGGGGCCAGACGGACCAGCCCGGCGCCACGTCGGCGGCGACCTGTCGCGCCAGCGTGGCGTAGTAATCGGCCAGCGCCTCCGCGCGCGCGATCGGCTTCGCCTTCTCCCGCACCTGCTCCGCGCGGGCCTGCTGGGCCGCGCGCTCGGCGTCGCGACGAGCTCGGCGCAGCCCCTCGTGGCTGTCGTCGAAGCTCGCCCGATAGGTCAGGTGGCGCGGCGCGCCGTGCTCGACGTACTGCTCGACCAGCGCGTGCACGAACGGCGCCGGCGCGTCGTCGCCCGTCCAGAGGTCATAGCGCCAGTCGCGGCCGTCGCGCTGGTAGATGCCGACGATCGACGCCCCGCGCCGCGCGCTCGACCCGACCTCGAAGCCGATCAGGTCGCGGTTCTCCGCCCACCCGGACAGCTTCTGGCGGAGCACGCGCGCCAGCCTGCGCGTGGAGTCATCGCCGGTCAGGGTGGCGACGCAGTCGCCCCCCATCGGCCCGTGCGAGGTCTGAAACACATGGCCGATCCGGGCCCCGCAACGGACGCAGGACAGGTCGGCGCCGCCGCCGGCGACCCATTCGGCGGCCTCGGGCGTGCCGGCGCGGTAGTACCCCTCCAGGGTCAGGCCTTCGAAGCGGGCGTCGCCGACCCGCTTGTGGTGCACGTCGGGCGGGTCCTGGTGGGCCGCGGCCTGGCGCGCCGCCCGTCGGTGCTCTCGCACGACGTGGAGGCCGTGCTGGTCGTGCGCGACGTGCTGGTGAACGACCACGGGGGCGAGCGCCGACGGCGCGGGCGCGGGTGCTGGCGCGAACGCAGGCGCAGCGGGACGCCCGAACAGGCCGACCTGCTCGGCGGCCTTGTCCAGCTCCGCGTCGGCCAGGGGCGGCGCGCTCATGTCGCCTGCTTGACGGTCCAGTGCTCGACGTCGGCGGCGTCGCTGCCGTTGCCGGTGACCAGCACCGAGCCCGTGGCGAGGATGTCGTTCATCGCCGTGGTGCTCTGGTAGCCGACGGCCAGGAACACCGACAGGTCGGTCAACAGCGTCTCACCGTCGGCGAGCCGCAGGCTGAACGGGTAGTCGTGGCTCGCCGCCAGCACCAGGGACGGCGTGGAGTGCGCGAGCGCGAGATCGTCGGCGTCGCTGGCGACCCGCACGCGTTCGCCGGGCTTGCACTGGGTGAAGCCGGCCAGCGTGTAGGTCTGATCGAAGACCTTCTGCGGGACGTCGCCCTCGTCGTCGGCCTGGCGGATGATGATCTGTACCTCGATCGACTTCGTCGCCATCGTCGCTCCCTCAGACCGCAGCGTCGTTGTAGCCCTGGATCGTCTTGGTAAACCCCGTCGCCGAGGTCACCCCGAAGCCGTAGATCCGGCAGAACAGCGGCGCGCCGGCGGCCTGCTCGATCGTGCGGCTCGTGGTCAGACCCGTGTAGGGATCGCCGTCGGCGATCCACTCCTCCTGGGTCTCTGACCAGCGGTAGAGCTGGACATCGTAGCTGACGACGTCGCTGGGCTTGGACAGCATCCACCGGACGGACGGGAACGCCTCGACGGTCCGTGTGCCCTGCAAGCGCAGGGTGGGGGCGCTCTCGGCCGTCAGCACGACACGGCCGAGCAGCTTCTCGGCGCCGACGGACGGGGCGCCGAAACGGGCATGACGGGCGCGGCTGGACATGGGCGGGGATCTCCTGGCGGGTGGTACCGGGCGCCCAGGGCATCGGGTCGCGACGCCCTACGCCCCGCCCTCGGGCTCCTCGTCGTCGTACTGCCCGACGTCCGGCCAGCCCTCGTCGTCCTGCCTCGCCCCCTGCTTGGGCTCGCCGCCGTCCTGTCCATCCTGGGGCGGGGCGCCGTTCGGGTCCTGCCCAGGCTGCTGCTGGGGCTGCTGCTGGGGCTGCTGCATGGCGTCCAGCTTCTGCTGGTAGCCCATGGTCAGCATGGACGTGCTGCCCAGGCTGGGGTCGGCGACGTGGTTGTAGGCGTTGGCCTGGTGCTTGAGTTGGTCCTCTTCGCTCGCTGTCTCCCAGTCCTCGGGGGCGACGTAGAAGCCCAGCGGCTTCATGCCCTCGCCGACGCGGATCTCGTTGGTCGTCTCGATGTTCTTCTTGCGCGAGTTGATCAGCTCCAGCGCCACCTTCGGATCGAAATCGCCCGTATCGATGACGACCTCGAGCTCGGGGTGAATCCGCTGGATCGCCGGGTTCAGCAACGCCGCGCGCAGGTGCTCCAGGTCTCCGCTGAGCCCCTCCTCCTTCGACGCGGCGATCTCCTCCTCCCGGCCGGCCTCGGACAGGCGCGGGCCGCTGCCGCCGTCCCAGGGCTTGACGCCGATCGTGCTGGGGTCGATCCGGTAGATGGCGCACATCAAGGCCGCGCAGACCGATAGCATCCCCTCAAAGGCGAAGTCACGCGGCATGCCGGGCGTGAGGTTGAACGGCTTGAGCTTGTCGGCGTCCGCGCCGACGAAAACAGGCTGATGGGCGGACGCCATGCCGCGGGACTTCTCGGCGAAGTGCGCGGCGAACTGTGCCTGGGCCTCGTCGCGGGCGGCTGGGTCCAGGAAGATCAGCCAGTTGGACATCATGCCCTGGCTGAAAAAGGACGCCGAATACTCCAGCACCTGATCGCCGTAGACGGCGAGGTTGAGCGCGCGCTCGGTCTTGCCCGGCGGGTAGGGCCCATATCTGATGTCGGTGCTGGTCCGCTCGGTGCCGACGATCACCTGGTCGGCCGACAGCCCCTTGAGGCTTACGCCCTCCTCGACCCACAGGTAGCGGGCTCGCGACAGGTCGACGCCCAGCTTGTTGCTGGCGTAGTCGAGCCGCTGCCGCGACCCCAGCTTCTCCAGCTCCGCGGCGTAGCCGCGCGCCCAGAGCTGAAGAAAGGCCCAGGTCTCCCATACGCAGGAGCCGTCCACCGGGCGCAGGGCCGCGAGCTCGCCGTCGCGCTGGATCAGCTCCATCACCGGCCGGTTCAGCGTCGCGTAGTCGTCCCACAGCGCCTTCAGCAGCGACCCGACGCCGTGACATTGAAGCTCCGGCATGGTCCGAAACAGGACCGTCTCCGCCTCCTTGATGAGCGGCCGAAAGCGCCGCGGGACCTCCTGGCGCGGGTTGGCGAAGTCCCGATGGACGATCCGGCATCCGATCTGCCCGGGCAGGCCGAAGCTCCGGCGCGAGAAGCGCGACAGGGCGTGCTGGCGCGCCTCGTGAATCGGCACCAGGATGCAAGAGCTCTCCCGCACGGTGCGCAGGGTGCGCCAGTCGATCGTCCCGGTGCCGTAGCCCTGGCCCTTGCCGACCGCGCCGCCGGTGGCGGTGATCGTGTGGGTCAGCGGGATGGAGGGGACGGCGGAGCCGAGAATCTCCTGCGCCACCTGGGCGCGCCCGCGCACGGCCTTGAGCATCTCCCCCAGCTCGGGGGGAAGCTCGCCACCGCGGCCGGGGCTGAGCAGCGTGTGGGCGACAGAGGGCAGCGGCGACGGCGACGCGGTCATGGCGAGGTGGTACCGATCACGACACGGGCCGCATTTCTTCGCGGATCCGCCATTCCGACAGGCAGTCCGGGCACGACACGGTGGCGGTCTTCGGGAGCTCCTCGGTGGCGATCTTCGCCACCAGGTCGTCGGCGAGCTGAAAGCAGCTCGCGCAGCCGTCCAGGTAGTGGACGCCGTCGTACTGCCGCACGCCCTTGATGCGCCGGAGCGCAGCCTGGACGGCAGGCGATTGCAGCCGATCCATCGCAGGCTCGGGGCGGCCGCCGCCGGCCTTGAACGCGGCATAGAACGCGGCCGCAGTCACCGCCGGATCCCCCTTGACGCGCTCGGGGTAGCGGTAGAGCTGAAAGGTGCTCGGGGCGGCGACCTGCCCCGATCCTGCCGTCGGCCGGTGCAGACGCGCCCAGAGCAGCGGCGTGATCTGGCGCATTAGTAGGACTCCACGGCGATCAGCCCCGGATCGAGCTTCTGCGCGGCGATCGTGGCGTACAGGTAGGCATGCGCGAGGTGGGGATCGCAGCCCACGTGTTCCATCGTCAGCTTGCCGTCGCCTTGCAGGCGCGCCTCGTCAGAGCTGTAGGCCATGACGAACGCGACCGAGCGCAGGTGCTTGAAGAACAGCAGGCAAAGCCGATAGCTTTCCCAATCGCCGTGCTTGAGGTCGGCGGTGAGCGTCGGCTCTTTCTTGTGGTCGAGCGGGATCCGCTGTTGGAGCCCGTCGGGGTCCGGGCAGCGAACAAGGCGCCGCTTCCACCGATCCAGCGCCGCGTTGTGCGCCATCGTCCGGTTGATCACGACGTGGGTCTTCGACGTCGCGTCCGCGCCGCGCTCGGCGTGGTCGTCCTTGTCGTCCCCCCAGGCCACCAGCTTGCCGCGCCCCTGCGTGCCGGCCATCTGCCCGTAGCTGGCCGAGTAGACCGCGCAGAAGCCCATGACGCGGCCATTGGCGCGCGCGCTGATCACGGCCTGCTGCAGGCGCGCGACGCTGGACGGCTCGGGCATGTTGTCGATGACCAGGATCTTGATCTCCCACTCGACGAGCCGGAGAAACAGGACATCCCAATGGCGATCGGATCGCCGGTTCCGCTCCAGCTCCGGGTCGTGGATGATCTCGATGTGCTGCACCTCGGTGACCCGGTTTCCCAACACGCCGAGGATGACCAGGACGAGGTAGCCGACCTGTACGTCCACGCCCGCGACGCGTCGCACGCGCCGCGGGTCGGACCTCGGCCCGCCCGTGCTGGCAACCCACCAGCGGGTCTCCGCGTCCACGCACCCGGCGAGGTCGGCCTCGGAAAGGTAGACGTCCCCCTCGCTGATGAAGGGGCGGGCGACGACGGACCGGAGGATCTCGGCCTTGTCGGTGGCGGTCTCGACGGTCTCCAGGATGCGCGCCGCGGGCTGGGCCGGGCTGAGCATCTGGGGCATCTGGTAGCTGTGCGCGTAGGCGCCAGGGTTGTGCGGCTCGAACCAGCCGATCCGCGGGTTGGCGATCACATCGCCGCATGCCGGGCAGACGTAGCAGGCCGGATAGTTCGTGAACCGCTCGGCGAGCTCGCCCACCATGCCCAGCGGGGGCATTCCGGCGGCCTGAAAGGCCTTGTCGACCTGCGCGCGCCGGAACGCTGAGGCGGTGCGGAGGTCCTCCAGGCAGTTCGGCCAGGTGAGCGCCAGGACGCTGCCGTCGGGGCAGCTGCAAGCGCTATGCCAGTACCGCTGGTCGCCGTTCTGAAAGCGGGCATCGATATTGACGCCCGGCGCGCCGGCGGTGGAGCAGTAGAAGCGCCGATACTCGGTCTGGCCGCTCGTGCGCTTCTCGATGAGCTCGACGACAGACGGCGCCATTTTGCGGAGCTCGTCCAGCAGGATCGCGTAAAACGGATAGCTCTCGGTCGTCGCCATCGCCGGCTTCTCGGGCGGGCCGGTGTAGAGGAACACGCCGGTCGAGCCGCAGATCGTCATGCGCTCCAGGCCCTGGCGCTGCTTCACCTTCCCAGCGCCTCCCGGGCCGGACGCTGTCAGCAGCTGGTAGAGCTCGCGGTTGCTTTGAAGCAGCGCCGCAAGGCGGCTGGCCGTGTCGCGCGCCAGGTCCGCGGTCGGCCAGTAGGCGCCGACCCATGCCCCTGGCTTGCGGATCAGGTCCCGCAGGATGCGCAGGATCAGCTTCACCGTCTTGCCCGTCTGCGCGCCGGCCATGACGACCATCTCCGGGTGGTCGTCCTCCGCCAGCTCGGCGAGGTGGGCATAGGTGAACCAGTCGGCCGGATCGCCCTGGATCAGCAGCTGATGGCGATCGACGAACGCCCGATCGCTGGCCTCCGGCGAAATGGCGATGCGCTGGCGAACGAGCCCGCGCTGGAAATAGTCCTCGGCCGTCCGTTCGAAGGTGGCGCGGGTGACCCGCTCCCGGCGCGCCGCGGCGAGCTCGATCGGGTTCATGGGCGCGCCCCGCCGACCATGCGCCGCCTCAGCCATTCCAGCCCGCGCGTGGCGTCTGCGCCGTTGTTGCGGCGGCCTGCGGGCAGGCCGTCGATCATCCCGTAGCGGTACGAAACCGCATCCGCCGCGGCCGCATCGAAGCCGCGGAGCTCCTCCAGCGCGGCGTGCAGGCTGACAGATTGCACCTCCCGGTCGCGCTGCTCGTTGAGCGCGTCCTCGGTCTGGCTGGGGTCGGCGTGGTCGGGCTCGGGGTCGCCCTCGGCGCTGTGCGCCGTGCGCTCGTGCTTCGCGACGTGGAAGGTGTCGCCCAGCTCCGCCATCACCGCCTTGCGGATCCAGCTGCGGCAGTAGGTCCCGAGCTGAATCCCGCGCCGGGGATCCCAGCGACGCACCCCGCGCAGGGCGCCGATCTCGGCGATCGAGGATAGGCTTTGCGCCGGCAGCTTGTGATGGGCCAGAATGTTCTCGCCCGTCCGGGCATGATGGCCGGCCAGGTCAAGCACGCTCAACAGCAGCAGCCCATGCAGGGCGTTGATCTCATCCCAGAGCGCGAGGAGACGCGCCCGCACCTCTGAGACCGGGCAGAGCGCCACCAGCTTGATCGCCGCCTCGAGCCGCTCGTAGATCGGGCCGGTGGAGCGCGCGACCCAGGCGCCCAGCTCGGGGACCAGCGCCACGGTGAGCAGCAGGTCGACCTGACACTCCAGCGCGTGGGCGCCGATCGCGAACTGCTGGTCGATCTCCAGATGAATCCGCCCGGGCGTCACTTCATGGCCCGATCGTAGGAGTCCAGGACGGACGCGTGGGTCTGGTCGGTGTTGGTGGCGAGGGCCTCGAACATCGCCGCCCGCTCCTTCGGGTACCGCTTTTCGGGCAGGACGCTGTCGATGGCGCGCCGGAAGCGCTCGCTGTAGCGCTCGATCAGCGGCAGCACATCGGTAAGAAATGCCTCCTGGACCGCGACCTGCTGCTGGACGCGTGACTCGATCGCCGCGTTGGCGGCCTTGTCGGCGGCGAGCCCGCGCAGGCGGGAGACCTGAAACGCCGGCAGCTCCCCGTCCAACGGCTCGCGCCCCGCGTTGGCGCGCTTGAACAGCTCGCGCAGCACGTCGTCGTCGAAGTGCTGCTCGATCGCGCAGTCGAGCAGCGCCTTGCTGGTCGCCACCGAGGCGACGGGATTCAGCGGGTTGACCTGCAAGGACTTGACGCGTTCGCGCGCCTTGCGCAGGCGCTCCTGGTCCACCGCGTTCATCCGCGACGCCACCAGCGCCGGTTGCCCCGCGCCGTTGCCGCCGTGGGACTTGCAGCGGGTCCGCCCCTCGACGGCCGCCTTGGCGCACTGGACGCCGGCGCGGGTCAGCTGCTGGCAGCGTGGCTCGCCGCGGCCGGTAACGGCGCTGAGCTGGACAGGATCGTCGGTGTCGTCTTGCACGTCAGCCCCCCAGCTCGGCGAGGCAGCGGGAGCGCTCCAGCACGGCGCTGAGGTTGTGGCCCAGGACACGCAGCCGGATCTGGGCTTCGTAGCTGCCGCCGGGCTGGCGCTGGACGTTGCCCACCAGGGTCTCGCGGGCGAGGCTGCTGCAGGTCACGCTGCGCAGGTCGCCGGTGTCCTGGTCGAGCATCAACCCGACCGGGCGCTGCTGCACGCGCCCGTCGCGCAGCCGGGACGGAAAGGCGCCGCCCAGCAGGTCCGGCGCGTGCTCCGCCCACGCGATCCGCTCCGCCTGGCGCGCGCGCTCCAGGGCGCCCAGCAGCCCCGCCACGTCGATCGTAGGACCGGGCGCAGCGCGCCGGGGACGGCCTCGCGTCGCCGCCGGGGACGGGTTGGGGCGCTCGGTCAGCCGCGCCACCTGCGCGGCCAGGAAGTGCACGGCCGCGGCGCGCCGGTCGCTGGCCTCGCGCCAGGCCTGCGTCCGGGCCGCCTCACCGAAGGGGGGCGCCAGCTTCGGCGGCGCGGTGGCGGGGACCTGTCCCCTCGGACGCACCTCACCGAACAGCAGCACCTGCTGATCGCCGCGCGACCGCGGCGTCGGCGCGCGCACCAGCGCCGTCACTGGCCCCCCGCTACGACGTACCCCTCCGGCTGGACCTCGACGACGGGCAGACAGCCCGCGCGGGCAAGCCCGTCAGAGACGAGAAAGCGGATTGCGGCGGAGATGCTCCCGTCGTGCCGTTGGTTCGCGTAGCCCCGCAGGGCGTCGAACAGCGACCGGGACACCCGCATGGGGTACTGGTGGACGGCTGGGGCCGGTCTTTCGGGCGCCAGCGGGGTGTCTTCGGCAAGCGTTGGCATGGTCGGCTGATATCGGGGTGATGTCAGCGACTCACGCGCGGCAACGCCGAAAGTGGCTCAAAAGATACCCCTATGCGAGAGGTTCACGGGCGGCCTATCCGGTGGGCGCTCTCGGGCCCGCGGGTACCACGTGCGCATGCGCGATCTCTCGCTTCTGCATCCCGATCAGCACGCCGCCGCGGTGGCGTTGGACAAGGCCGAGCAGCTGGGCCTGTGGGGGCCGCTGGCGACGCACCAGGTCCGCGCTCACCTCGCGCAGGGCCCGCACGGCCCGCACGTGGTGACGGCCCACGAGTCGCACCATCACGCGGCCGCGCCGGCGCCGCCTGTCTCGCCCGCACCAGCACCGGCGCCCACTGTCGCACCAGCACCGGCGCCCACCGTCGCGCCAGGGCAGGCGGTCCAGCTCATCGGGGCCGAGGTCAAGGTCTCGCCCGTCGTCATGGGCACGGTCCGCCAGCGCCGCGGCGTGACCTTCGCCGAGCTCGGCACGCACAAGCACGAGTGGCGCGCCGTGGACGTCAAGGGCTTCGCCGAGCCGACCGAGGATGGCCACGCGTTGCCGATCTGGGACGTGCCGGCCGAGTATGCGCCGGTGCAGACCACGGCCGGCGCTGGTAGCTCCATGCAAACGCTGTGCCAGCTGTGCGGAGCGGAGATCAAGGATGCTTTTCCGCTGGTCAATGACCGGCGAAAGCTGCAAATGAACGTGGGCCGGGTGTGCATCGAAAAGCACGCCGAGACCATCGACCCTGGCGTGGTCCAGGCCGTGCAGCAGCTGGCGCGGGCGACGAAGATCAAGCCGGAGGAGGTCGGGCCGGTCAACGCGCTGCTGGCGCGCGGCGTGCCGCTGACGGTGGCGGTGGGCCGGGCCCGCGCGCGGCGCGTGGCGGAGGCGACCTACGAGCGCAACCACCCCCAGCCGACCGCGGAGGAGTCCGCATGGTGGGAGCGCCGGCGGCAGGACATCCTGCCCGATTTGCAGGCCTACCGGCGGGGCGACTACGTCAGCCGCGACAACTACAACCGCCTGAAGGACCCGTTCCGCTGGCGCATCGGCAGTCGCGAGGTCGTGCATCCGCCGCGGCTGTTTCTGCCGCAGTCGCACGTCTACCACGATCGGCACTACGTCCCGTCGCTGCTGGAACGTCGCCGGCTCGGGTCGGCGTACCGGTTTCCGTCATTCTGGCCGGCGGAGAAAGTCGCTTTTTTCCAGGCCGCCGAACTGGCCGATACCTGGACGCCGGAGCTGATCGAACAGGCCCGCGCGGCCGGCGCGTTGACGCGCTCGGAAGCTCCGACGCAAACCGTATACGAGAACATGGCGCCAGAGTGGGCCCGCCTGGAGGAGCCGCTGGCGGCCACCTGGGCGCGGCTGCGCAACAAGGCCGGAAGCGCGGCAGAGGTCCGCGCGGCGGTGAAGTACGACCCGGCGGTGGCGCGCGCCGCCAGCCTGCACGAGCAGCACAAGGCGGGCCAGCCGCTGGGGCAGGACGACCGAGACTGGATCGACTCCACCTGGGCCAGCATCCCCGCCCCGGTGAGCCAGCGCCTGCGCAACAGGGATCCGGCGCTGGGGCTGAAGCTGCGCGACCTGCTCGAGCACCTGTCCAAGGTCGCCACCTCGCGCGCGGAGGCCGACGTCGCACAGGTCGAGGCGATCGGCAAGGCGCAGCCGGCGGCCGTGATCCAGCGATGGCGCGATCTCGACGTTTCGCGGCTGCCCCCGATCGAGCTCGGGCCGCCACCGTCGCCGAACCGCGACCCCTACCCCTACGCTGGCTCGGTCGTCTACCAGGGCCTGCCGCTGCTGATCGAGAACGCGGTCGGCTCCACGCGCAGCGGCAAGGGCGAGGACGGCACGCCCTGGTCGATCACCATGCTGGCCCACTACGGCGAGATCGCCGACACCGTCGCGGTGGACGGTGATCCGCTGGACGTCTACGTGGGGCCGGTGCCGGACGCGCCCAGCGCCTACGTGGTCCACCAAAAGGTGGCGGGCACCGAGCGATGGGACGAGGACAAGATCATCCTCGGCGTGAACACGGCGGCCGAGGCCGAGGCCCTGTATCGGGCCCACTACGACCGGCCGGGCTTCTTCGGTGGCCTCACCCGCTGGCCGCTCGACGAGCTGAAGGCGGCGATCCGCTCGCGCCGCTACCATCGCAAGCGCCTGGACACCCCCGCCTGGGTGCGGGAGAAGCTCGGCAAGGCCCTGGCGCTGGGCACCGAGGAGCTGGTCAAGTGCGGCGGTGGCGACGGTCCGGGCCGCGGCGAGCTCGTTGTTGGGATGCTGGGCCGGGTGGTCGCCGGCCCCCTCGTCGCGCGCATCCTCCAGGAGCAGCAGACGCTGCCGATCGACCTGGTGTTGGAACGGCTCGGGCTGGTTCGCCAGCTCGTCGAGGCCGCGCTGGCGCTGGCGCAGGCCCGCCGCCAGCTTGACGCGCTGGCGCTGGTCCAGCGGGATCTGGCGCAGGTCGGCCCGCTGTCGGCGCTGGAGAAGGCCGAGCAGGTCGGCCTCTTCGGGTTCGCGCCCGCGGGACCGTCGAAGCCGCGCGCGTCAGCGGCGAGGCCTGGGCGGCCGGCGCCCGCGGACGCACCGGAGCCCCACCAGCCCGCGCTGTTCGCGCGCCTGGCGGTAGACGCCGCGGCGCCAGCGCCAGCGGCGCCCGTGGTGGCTCCCGCGCCCCAGCATCCCCCCGGCGAGGGCTGGATGCCGATCGCCGGCTCCCTGCACGGTGGCCAGCACCGGCGCGCCACGGACGGCACATGGGAGTACTGGTATCCGAGCTCGGCGACCCACCCGGGCGGCGTGCAGCCCGAGCACCATCCCGACGACGTCGAGGCCGTGGGCCGCGCCGAGGGCCGCAAGCTGATGCTGCGGCTTACGGGCGTCAACGCGGGGCAACCGGACCGCATCTATCGGGAGTACCGCCCGGATTCGGATGATGCCCCCGGCGTTCACCTTCTGAGCTACTACGATGTGCCCCACCTCGGCGTCGGCTCGGTCGTCTACGCCCCCGACGGCGAGGCGTGGAGCGCCACCGCCATGCCGAGCGCAGAAGGCGTCGGCGTATGGGCTTTCAAAAGCTCCCGCGGGCGGACGCGGCACTTCGACGAGAGGTGGGCCGTAACGGCATGGATAGAGGAGCTGCACGAGGCGCAAATGCGCGCGGCCTCGAGCGCGCGCCGCGCTACCATGGTGGAGCGTCTACGGTCCGGGCTGCGCGCGGCCGAGGTGCTCCAGCGCGTGGCGGCGAAGGACCCGACCGTCGAGACGGTCAGCGCGGCCGTCAACGCCACGCGGGCGGCGGTGGATGCTGGCTCTGGCTTGAGGCCGACCGCTCACGAGTGGGCCGAGCACCTCGGCTGGCCCATGAAGCGGCCGCGGTCCTGGGAGGCCCTGGTCCACGAGCACCAGCAGATCGCCACCGAACTGCGGGCGCGCCTGCCAGGCACGCAGTGGTCGGAGCTGCACGACGGCTGCCCGCTGCACATGCTGGCGGCTACGCCCGAACTCGCCAGGAAGGCGCTGCGAATGCGCTGGCTGGGTGAAATGGCCGACGACCACAACGAGCGGTCGACGTGGTCGGAGGACTGGGAAAAGCAGCCCGTCCAGTTCAGCGTCCACGCGGTGCTGAAGGAAATGAAACCCGACCGCGACGGGCGGTTCACTCCCGAGAGCGTCGGCGCGGCGTTGAAAGCGATTTGGACCGACTACTCGTCGCGAAGCAGCGCCCCCCCGCGTTCGCCCGCGTCGCGCCGCGTGATCATCAACGCGATCCATCAACTCAGCTACACTCACGGGGTCGGCACGCCGGAGGACCAGGAGAACCAGCGCGCCAAAGCGGCCGCAGTGGCGGAATATGCGGCCCTGTCGGGAAATCGAACGCTGTTCCTGTCCAGCGCTGATCACAGCCTGGCCTGGAAAGCCACCCGGCCGATCATCGGCCGGGCGCAGGAGGAGCTCGTTCGGGTGATCGACGACGTGACGCGCGAGGCGGGCGCCGTGCCGTGCCCAGAGCTGTACGGCGACGAAATCCCCCAGGCGATCGATCCCACGCGCGTGCAGGTTGAACTCAAGCTTCGCGCGAAACGATCGGCCGAGGACGACGAGGCGCGCCCCGCCCTCACCGCCATGGCGGCGCTGCTCGACCGCCACGAGGACCCGATCGTGACGATTCAGATTCCGACCGGCGAGCGCGTCCGCCCCGATCCCGCACTTCCCAGCTACAGCTACGAAAATCGCGCGGTGGTGACCCTGCCGCTGTCCATGGCTGCCGCGCTGCTGAATACGCGGGCGAACGCTGAAGCAAGGGCGCTGCGAACGTTTCACCAGCAGCGCGCCACGCGGTTGAAAAGCGCTCTCGCAAAGGTCGAGGAGGCGGTCGGCGATCCCGCTCGTTTCGTCGAGCAGGCCACCGCCGACTATTTGCACGGCGCGGGCCATCCGCCCGAGCAGGTGGCGGCGGCGTTGAAGGTCATGCGAGAGAGGGGCCGGGATCTGATCCCCGTGTCCTGGCGGGCAAAGCTCTGGCGTACCCTTCACCCCGATCTGGCTGCCGAGCAGGAGCGGCTGAACTCCACGGAGCGCCCGGACCAGGAGCAGCTCAAGCGCGACGGGGCGCTGCGCGCGCACCGGGATGCCTTTCACGACGCGATCCGGCAGGCGCAGGCGACGGGCGTGCTGGACGGGCTCCGCACGGCGATCGGCCATCCCACCGACCTGGCCGCCGCGGTCGCCAAGATTCACCCGCCCGCCCCGAAGCTGTTGGAGGCGCGGGTGGCGACAGGTGGCGGCAAAACGGGCGACATCACCACCACGCCAGCGAAGCCCTACGACATTCACGCCGACCCCTCGGGCTTGCGACGCCTGCTGGGCTGGTGCCACCGTGACGTAGTCCCGGCCGTGGACATCCGCGTTCACCAGGGCGCTGGGCGCGCTCACTGCGGCCACAACAACTCGATCGCGCTCGCCGCGGGCGACGTCCGCATGCAGGCGGGGGTGGGCCGCGTCGCCATCCATGAGTACGGCCACGCGATCGAGCACGGCTTGCCCGAGGTCACCGAGCTGGTCAACACGCTACGCGACGAGCGCGCGAGAGGGCAGCGCCGCGTCAATCTGGCCGAGCTTCACCCCGAGGATGGCTACGACGCCCACGAGGTGACCTATCCAGATAGCTGGGCCAGCTCCTACACGGGCAAGTGGTACGGCCACCAGAGCAGCACCGAGGTGCTGAGCATGGGCGTTGAGCAGCTGATGACCGACCCGGTCGGCTTCTCGCAACGGGACCGGCAGCACTTTCTGATCACGGTCGGCGCTCTGTCGGGCCTGCTCGGTACCAAGAGGAAAGCGGTGCACGCGACCGAGAAGGAGAAAGCAACGTGATCGAGGCCACCATTCGCCGCGCAGGGCAGGCCGTCGTCCTCACCTGGACGCCCGGCGGCCGTCTCGTTGTCCGCGGGCCCGCCGCGGCCGCCGCGTTGCGCGACGACGTCGACGCCTGGTTCACCCCAGGTCATACGGTCTGGTACAACCCGCGGATGGGCGGGACCTATGCGGGCTTCGATTCGCGGCACGCGCTCCAGGTCGCCGACGGGCTCGAGGCGCTGACCCGCAACGGCTTCGCCGTCGAGGTCACCCGCAACGATACGACGCCGACCGGCGACGCCCCGCGCTGGCTGACCCGAGACGGGAAGGACTGGCGCGACGAGGGCACGGTCCTGGCCGCGCCTGGGCCGGCCTGGGCGCGCCGCGACGAGTACCGCGACCCGGCCACCGGCCGCATGGTGCGGCCCGGCTCGCGGCCGCTGGGCAAGGCGACGCCGTCAAGGTCCGCGGCCCTGGCCGTCGCCCTGATCAAGGTCATGGGCCAGCAGCTGGGGCTGTTCGGCGGCGGCCACGTCGTGCACGTCAAGCAGCACGTCGCCCGCAACAAGCGCACCGGCGCCGTCCACGTCGTCCATGCGCACGACCAGCACCGCGCGGCGGCTGCCGAACACCCGGAGCCCGTCGCCCCGCCGCCGCCGGCCGCGCCCCCAGCGCCGCCCCCTCGGCGCGCGCACCCGGGCGAGCTCGGGCCGGACGCGGATTTCGAAGCGGTGGCGCGCGATCTCATGCTGGGCGGCGACGTCGAGGGCATCCATCGGCACTACTCCGGCGAGATCCTGCACGCCCATGAGCTGCTGGCGGAGTGGGATCGCGACTTCGCTTTCGACCGCATCCACGCGCCGACGATGAAGGCGCGCCTCGACGCGCTGGAGGCCCGGCTGTTGCCGCCGCTGCCCGAGCCGCCCGGTACGATGATCGGCGGCGTGCGTGTGCTGGGGACGGCCGACACGGTCCGCCTCGGTGCGCGCGACCTGCTGGCGGCGAGCCTGCGATGGCGGCGCGAGTTGTTCGACCAGCCCCGCCGCGACGCGAAGGACATCATGCGCAGGCATAGCAAGGGCCTGCACGTGACCGGCTACGGGTCTGATCGCACCTTCAGCGGCGGGCGCGAGCGCTTTCGGGTTTACGACCCATGGGCCTACAAACATGCCCATTTGTCCGCGCACACAGAGCAGGCCATGCTGGCGAGCATGGCGGCGCAGCTGCGGGACTTGACCGAACTACCCGAATCCCACCAGCACGCCTTTCGTGAAAGTCAGGTTACCACCCGAGTGCTGGGGCAGACGCATGCGCTTGAGGGCGACGGCATCAACACCGCTGCGGTGGCGACCTTCGACGAAAACCGACGCCCGCAGGTGCGTATGTACTTCGGCGCCTTTGTTGGCTGGGCTGACGCGAACACCGCCGAGCGCGGCGCATCGCTGATCCACGAGCTCGGGCACATTCTGGACTACACGCTGAGCCCGCCGCCCCTGGACGGCGAGTTGCTCGCCATGCTGGGCCCGGAGACGACCGAGCGCGCCCGCGCCCGTCCCTGGGGGGAGGATGACGATCACCGCCACCGCACATGGACGCAGAGCTCGGACGAGTGGCTGGCCGAGGCCTACCGGGTCGCCTACGCCGACAACCAGATGGAGATGAAAACGACCTTGCGCCGGTCGGATCTCGACCTGCCCCGGTTCCGGGCGATGATCGAGGCCCGGATCGCCGCAAAGCACGGCGCGACGCCCGCGCTGCACAAGGCCGCCCCCATGCCCACCCTGTCCCGTGACGCGCTGGCCGTCCTACTGAAGGCCTTCGCGCAGCAGATCGGCCTGTTCGCCCCCCGCGCCGCCCCCCAGCCCGTCGCGCCTCCCAGTCACCCGGACGGGCCGGGCTGGTCGCCCATTCCAGGCAGCCACCGCGGCGGTTACCACCGGCTCAACGCGGCGGGCAAGTTTGATTACTGGTACCCCGACACCGGCGCGACAACCCACCCGCACGCATCCGACGCCCACCTGGTGCCGGCGGAGCCGTCGCCAGCCCCGGCCGGGCGCCCGGCGCCGAAGCACATCCTGCAGTACCTGCACCGGGCGATGGCGGGCGCCACCGCCCACAGCATGCAGGGGCTGCTCGGGACCATGCGGCAGCGCCTGCTGAAGGCCGAGGGCACCGACGGCGGCCTCGACGCGGCCGGTGGACGCCACGCCGCCGAGGTCGCCGTCGACGCCATTTTGGAGATCGGGCGCAACCACGCGGAGACCAAGGCCGCTGCGCGCCTGGACGCCATGAACGCGCACGAGCTGGTCGAGCTCGTGTCGCGTCTCGGCGCGCACGCTGCGACGAAACAGGAAGCGGTCCGGCAGATCGTGGCGCTCTACGATGCCCCTTCGGGCGCCGAGCGCCACCCCGATGACATCTACCCGCGCCAGGTCGGGCCGGTGAAGCGCGGGATGGCGCTGGACGAGGTGGAGGCCGCGATCGGTGCTCTCGACGAGGAACACCTCGTCGTGTTCGCGCCGGATGGGCGCCAGATCGCTCGTCTTGGCCCGGAGAGCACGCGCGCCTGGTCCGACACCCCGCCCGGCAACACCTGCTACGTCCCGCCGTCCGTGATCGCCAGCGGCGGTCGTGCGCAGGGCGTGACCATCACGCACAATCATCCTTCGGGGGGGCCGCCCTCTGTTGAGGATCTGATCATGGCTGCCGCGATGGAAGCGCGCCAGATTCGCGCAGTGGCACGAGGCCGCGGCGGCGCGTGGGTCATGGACCGCCCAGCCAATGGGTGGGAGGTCGGCGCGCCACGGTTGCGCGTCCTCCACGACATCGCCACGCACAAGGCGACCACGCGAATGAACGGACACATTCGCGCCAGCGGCGGCGAGCCGACGGACGGCGCGAACGCCAAGGGTTACAGCGACGCGCTCTGGTCGCAACTTCAAGCAGAGGAGTGGCTTCATGCCTTCACGACCCCCGCCGCGGCCGCGCTTGGACTTCGCTTCGAGCGAAGGGGCCCCGATCCTGGTGGACGCAAGCCTGAGCACGCCGTACCAGCCGCCCCCGTCGCCGTCGCGACGCCACAGGCCGTCGCGCCAGCGCCAGCGCCCGCAGGCCCCGCCGACGGATGGCACGACTGGACCCCGGAGCTCGACGCAAAGGCCGAAGCCCAGAAGCTGAGCGTCGACCAGCGCCTCGGGCCCAGCAGCTGGCTGGTCCAGCACGACCGCGGCAGCGGTTACCGCGAGAGCTGGGGCGTCCTGCACGCCGACGGGCGCGTCGAGGGCGCGGACAAGAGCCGCGACGCTATCGCCCGGGCGGGGCGCGGGCACCGGCGCGAGCACGGCACCCGCCAGCCGATCAAGAGCCCCGAGCTGCGCCCGCACCTCAAGGCCGCCGGCGTCCAACTCGCGCCGCGCAACAGCATGGACGGGCCGGGGCTGTCGCTCCGCCAGGTGGACAAGCACCGCGTCGCCGTGATGCTGCCCCATGGCTGGCACTGGGACGCGCGCGCGGACGAGGCGGTGAAGCAGGCCGGCGAGCGCAACCTCGAGCACGCCGCGGCCACGCTGGAGGCCCAGGGCTACCGGATTACGATGGGCGCGGCGGCGAGCGGGTTTCACGCCGATCGTCTCGTCCCCGTGCCGACCGGCCCCCGTACCGCGCTGGGCGATCCCAAGCGGGAGATGCTGGCCGAGGTGCTCAAGCGGGAGCCGAGCGAGGACGAACACCGCGGCTATCGCGTCGGCTGGGCCGACGTGCGCGCGGACCGCCCTCGGGACGTGCGCGATACGCCAGGGTTCGGGCGCGGCTACCACACCGGGCGCGCGCTGGCGCAGAACGCGCTCGGGGGGACGCCGGAGGCGATCCGCCTGCTACAGCGGCACGACCCCATGACGCTGGCCGCGCTGCGCGCGCACCAGGTCGGCGCGGCGGCGAAGTCGGCGCGGCTCGTGCGCGGGTTGGTGGCGCTTCTCGTCGCGGCCCGCCATCGGCGCGCAGAAACGACGCAAAGGTAGGCCCACGCAGACGCCGTCGCGCGCCGGTACCACCGGACCATGCCCGACCGCCCTTCGCTGCTCAGCGCCCTGGTCACGCTCGCGAAAGCCCGGACCGCCCAACAGCAGGGCCTGTTCGGCGCGCCGCGCTTGGAGTCGGTGCGTGCGCACACCCGGCAGACCCCGACCGGTACGGTCTTCGTCGGCCCGCACATCCGGCGCGTGCGGCACTTCGCCAGCGGCTCCCAGTCTCCTGGCCAGCCTACCGGGTTCGCCGAGGTCGGCAAGGACGTGGGCGTGGCGGCGCTCGAGGTCGGCCCGAAGGTTGAGGCGGAGCTGATGCGGCTGAAGGGCCGCGACGCGCACGTGTTCGTCGATTCCGGCGCCTTCTCCGAGGTCGAGTTCGGCCCCGCCGGGCCCCGCACGGTCCGCCCGTTCACGCCCGCGGACTGGGACCGGGTCCTGGGCCTGTATGAGCGCCTCGCGCCCGTCCTGGGCGCCCAGCTGCACGTTGTGGCGCCGGACAAGGTCGGCGACCAGCACGAGACGCTGGCGCGGCTCGCCCGCTACGCGCCCCGCCTGCGCGCGCTGCGCGCCCACGGGGTCAACATCCTGGTCCCGCTCCAGCAGGGGGCGATGACGCTTGCGGAGTTCGACGCCGCGGTCGAGTCCGTGATCGGCGACCGCGCCTGGACGCCCGCGATCCCGTCGAAGAAGGACGCGACGCCGAAGGAGGCCATCGCCGGCTACGTCGCGGCGAAGCGCCCGCCGCTGCTCCACCTGCTGGGGCTGGGCCCGAGCTCGCCGCGCGCGCCGGAGGTGCTGCGGGCGATCAAGTACGCCAGCCCGGACACCGACGTGCAGTTCGATTCTAACGTGATCCGCGCGGCCGTCGGCCGTCCCGAGGGGGGCCAGGCGCGGCCCTACACGTGGGGCCAGGACCGCGCCGCCGAGGATCTCGCCCAGCAGGCCCACCTCGGCGACTACCGCGACGACGACGGCGGCCTCGACGCCACGGAGATGCTGGAGGACGTGGCGGGGTGGATGGACGCGCCCGCGCGGCGGTCCTTCGTCGCCGCCACCGGGATGACGGGCGAGACCGCCCTGCGGTTCCTGCGGGACCCCGACGAGGTCCTGGCCGAGCCGATGGACGGGCCAGAGGACGAGGACGGCCCCACCTGGGCGGAGGTCTTCGACCACGACCTGACCGAGGCCTGGCATCGGCACGCCGCGGCGCGCTTCACGCCCGAGCGGCGACGGATCGGCATCCACTACGCCTGGGGCGGACGAGAGCAGAAGGGGTAAACATGCTCGGATTTGAACGACTGCTGGGCAAGAGCGTGGCCGCGGACTTCGCGCCCGTGGCGGTGGAGTCTCTCGGCGGAGCGCCGCGCGCCGACGCCGACGACGGCGCCGAGGATCTGGAGGCGGAGCACGAGCCAGCCCCCGAGCGGCGTCCGCGCCGGCGCCTCACGCGCGCAGCCGTCACGCCCGAGCTGATCAAGGCGCTGGCGCTGCTGATCAAGGCGCGCCGCATGCAGCCCGCCCGAGGGGAGCAGCAGGCGCTGTTCGGTCGGCCTGCCCCGGCGCCGACGCCAGCGCCGAGCCCCCCGGCCCCAGCTCCGACGGTGGCGGAGCCCCCCGCGCCAGCGCCCGCACCGGCTGGGCCGACAGAGTACCGCTACGGGGCCTACAACCGGCCCCCAGGGTTCGGCGCGACGCCGAAGGGCATTCTGCGGGTCGATCCGCCGATCCCTGGCGTTTTGGAGACCCGCCACGGCGTGGTCGTCTACCCGCGCCAGCTCACCGACGACGAGGTGCAGAGCTACGAGCTGAGCCCGCACGTTCCGGTCCATGAGGCGGTCCAGCGCATGGCCGACGGCCTGGGCGAGTACGCCGACGCGTACCTCGACGACGCCGACGAGGACGCCGACGACAGCCGCTTGCGCGAGGCGCTCCACGAGGGGCTGCACGCGGGGATGACTCGCGGCCGTCGGCATTCGGATCTGCCCGCCGACGAGATCGCCACCCGGGCTATCGCCGAGCTGCGCCAGCGCCGAGCCGCGCGCCCCGCGCCAGCGCCGGCCGTTCCGGTCAAGCCCCAGGAGTACCGCTACGGCGCCGGCTACCGTCCGCCGGGGCTGGCGGCCGTTCCCGACGGCTACACGCGCGTCGACCCGCCCCTGCCTGGGGTGGAGCAGACCCGCCACGGCGTGGTCGTCTACCCGCGCCCACTCACCGACCACGAGATCCACCAGTTCCAGCTCAGCCCCCACGTCCCCAAGGCGGAGCTGGTCGGGCGGATGCTGGACAGCGTCGGCGACAAGGGCGCGGCCTTCGTCGCGATGGCGCAGCGCGCCGGCGACGGCGTGATCCGGTCCCGGATGGGCAAGGTCTTGCAGGCCGGCAACCTGCACAGCGACGTCCCCGATTCCGACGTCCTGGCCGAGGCGGTGGCGGAGCTCAAGCGTCGGCATGGCACCGCCGAGAAGGCGCCGGAGGCGCCGACGGCCACCGCGTCGCACCAGGCGGCCGTCGAGCCGCGCCGGACCTCCGACGAGGTCCACGTCAAGCAGCACCTGCGGCAGACCACGCACGGCGTGCAGGTGGTCAAGGAGCACGTCGCGCACGTCAAGACGGCCGCCGAGCATCCCGCACCGCCGCCCGAACCCCCTGCGTTGCCGACGTTGATCGGGAGCGAAAAACAGATCGCCTATGCGACGACGCGCCGTGGGCAGTTTCTCGCGGCTATCGCTGTTGCCCCTGCCGCGATCCAGGCGATGGTCGCTGAGGCCGTCGCGGATGGGCAGACGATGGAGGAGCTGCAGCCTGGCCTGGCCGTGCTGCATCGGTGGCTCGCCGACGTCGAAACCATTCTCACCAGTCGAAGCGCTGCGGCCATTCTGGACATCACGGGTCGGGTCAAGATCGATCGCACGGGCGGAATCGCGGGCTGGATGCTGTCGCAGATCGAAAACAACCGGATTTCACGCGACGAGGCCATGTTCACCGCGCGGGCCCTCAAGCAGGCGCAGGAGCTCGGCAAGGCCGGCCCGCCCCCCGCGCCCGGGCTGGAGCTGCTGCCGGCCGAGGACAACCCGCGGGTCCGTCGCTGGCAACGCGTCCAGCCGCACGAGGTCCACCCGGGCGCGACCTTCCAGGTTCGGGAGCCCGAGCACGGCGATCACATCCTGCACATCCGCCACGCCAACGACCACGAGGTGGGGCTGTCCTGGGGTGAGACCCGATCCGTCTGGCGTTCGCCGCCGGCGAGCGTTCCGCAGCTGGTCTCTGACCTGCGCGGCGAGGTCCACGGCTCGCCCACCTCGGGCGACCCGACCGTCGACGCCGTCCTCGATGGCAAGGGCGAGTGGCTGGGCAAGGGCAACGACGGGATCGTTCACCGGGTCGGCCACGAGGTGGTCAAGAGCTCCACCGTCGCCGGCGACCACCCGGAGAACGGCATCCGCTCGATCGAGGAAAGCAACCAGATCACCCGCAACGAGCACGACGCCCACCGGGCGATGGCCCATCACCCGCTCGTCCCGGCGGTCCGCCTGGTTGAGCACGAGGGGCGGGCCCACCTGGTCAAGCCGTACCTGCACCCAGCCGGGAGGCTCTCGCGCGCCGAGGTCGAGGCCGCGCAGGACTTCATGGAGTCGGCCCACCATCACGGGCTGGTCGCGCTCGACCAGTGGCAGTTTGGACGCGACGATCACGGCGCGATCAAGATCATGGACCTGGGCAGTGCCCGGCGCAGCACCTCGCACGATCACCGCGAGGACGACCAGATGTACATGGATCGCCTCTGGCGCGACAACGGCCACGAGGGGCGCAACCCCAAGGGCGTCGAGCTGGAGCGCAAGCTGGCCGGCGCGCGGCTGCTGCTGAACATGCCGCTGCATGGCGCGGAGAAGACCGGCAAGGTCACCGAGTGGCTGTCCAGCGCGTGGTCGAAGTACCGGCGCCTGTTCGACCTCAAGAGCGTGGAGCTGCTCGCGCAGGATCGGGACGACGAATGGAACGCGCTACACGATGAGCGCGACGCCTACCAGCGGCGGATCGACGCGGTCCACGCCGCGGCTGCCGGAACCGCGACGAGCGCCGGTTAGGTACCACAGCACTGAGGGCAAGCCGATGCAGATCCCCGAGGGATATTCACCTATTCCGTCGTCCCGAAAGGGCGGCTTTCGCCGTCGAAACAGCAGCGGGGCGTTCGACTACTGGTATCCCGGGGATCCGGCGCCTGGCCCGGCGCCCACCAAGGTGGCGTCGAAGCCGAAGGATCCACGGCCCACGGGTACGCCAGACGTTCACCTCGACGGGGAGACGGTTCGGCACGTCCTGGCCGCCACCGCTCATCAACCAGGCAGCCTGATCCGCCGGTCCCTGGGGGACAAGGGGCTTCACCTGCATGGCGAGGAGGGGCGGCACCCTACCGATACATCCAGCCGTCTGGAGGGCGCGATTGATGCGGCGCGATCGGACGCTCATTTTTCAAACCATTCCGATCGCGACAAGCACGTCGACGCGCTGCATCGGCTCGCCCTCGCAAACCTGAAATGGCAGGGGCACGAACTGCGACAGCCGCAGCGCTGGGTCAGCGAGGAGGAGCACACAACGGAGCCGGCGTCAACACTGGAACGCGCCGCGCGCGCTGTGGTGACTGGCAACGAACCGCTGGACGAGGATCTGCTGGCGCACGCGCACCGCATTCACCCGGCGAGTGGTGGCATGGGGTTGAAGGAGGACGAGTTGAAGCGGACGCTGCCGAACATGAGCCCGTTTCATCGGGTGCTGGTGTCGCACAACATCGCCCGCACGCTGGCGGATCGCCTGGAGGTCGCCCAGCACAAGATCGGCGGTGCGCCGCCCTCGACGCTCGGCAAGGCCGCCGGCGCGCCCCCCAAGGGCTACCGCCCGATCCCAAACAGCATCCACAGCGGCTACGTCAAGGGCCACGGCGCCGAGGCCGAGTACTGGTATCCGAACCGCCGCGCCGCCACCCGCGCCGCCCTCGACGTCGTCGGCCGCCTGGCGGGCCACGCCAGGCGCGCGCACCAGTCCGGCCTGCAGGCTGACCTGACCGGCGAGACCGTGGCGTCAACGATGCACGCCCCCTGGCCGAACACCGAGGTCGAGGTGCTGGGCGCCGAGCTCGACCGGCCGCTGGTCGGTCCGGGCTCGGGCCGCGAGCCGCACGAACTGGATCACCCGCCGGCGGGCTTCGCGCCCATCCCCGGCTCGGGCCACGGTGGCTACCACAAGCGGGGCCCGGACGGTCACTGGCTGTACTGGTACCAGGGCCACGGCGCGACGACGGGCCCGCACCAGGCCGATCACCCCGAGGCGCGCGGCCTGCGCGCGATCAGCGCCAACCCGCTGCGCGCCCGCCACGCTGTGCGGGACCTGCTGGGCACGCACAAATTCATCGAGGGCGACGGCGACAGCTCCGGCCAGCTGGAGATCGCGCAGATGTCGCCCGTCGTCCGCAAACGTATGGCCGCCGCTGGCGTCGGGCTGCGCGCCCGCACGGCCTGGGAATAGCCCGCACAGCGCCGCCCCAGGCCCACGAGGTCCACATGCTCCGCGACTCCATCCTGCTGCTACTGAAGGCAAAGGCGCGCGCCGCAGTGGGGCAACAGGTCGGGCTGTTCGGATCTTCTGCGTTCGCGCCGGCCGCCGCCCCCGCGCCCCGTCCAGCTCCGCCGCCCCCCGCGCCGGAACCGCGAGGACCGGACGTCGTCAACGTGCGTACCCACCTCCGCACCACCAGCCACGGCGTCGAGGTCGTGCACGCCCACCAGGCCCACGTCGTCCATGGGCAGGCCGAGAAACCCAACCACCCGCGACAGCCGGAACCGACCCCACGCGACGCCGATCCGCAACAGACGGTCGAGACCTTCCGCCTGGCCGTCGGCGGCCTGCAAAAGACCTACCGGCATTTGTTCGAAAATCCGCATGCCGACATGGGCGCGATTCGTGAGGCATCGGCCGCGTTCGGAAAGGCTGCGGGCCCCCTTCTCGCGTTGCAGCTCCCGCGCTTTCATCGGGCAGACGAGGCGAAGCGGCTGGAAAAGCTCACCACGGCGATACAGGCATTGCGGGGGATTCACGACGCCGCGACCGCCGATTCGGCGGTATCGCGCGCGGATCCAGAGGTCGTTGCACGGTTGCAGTTCGATCGCGTCTGGCGCCTGTGTAACAGCGTTCGCCAGCAGGCCGGCCACGTCGCCGACCTTCTTTCGCGACCGATGGAGATCAAGCATGGGCCGTTCGTTCTCGTCAACCGACACGGCTTTCGCGCCGAGGAGATCCAGCCGTCGGTGGAGGTGCTGGACAAGGCGGCGAGTATCGCCGCGGCGGTCGGGTTCGGCGGCGTCAATCGCGGCCGCGTGCTGTTGGTCGGCAAGCTGAAAAACGGCGACGTCGTCCACAACACGTTCGCGGGTCGGTATTCGCACGACAAGGACACGGTCGAGCTCAACGTCGAGGCTAAGCACCGCTTCGACGCCGTACACACGATCGTGCACGAGCTCGGCCATCGTGCCTGGTACAAGTTGATGACCGAGGCCGAGCGCAACGAGTGGATCGAACACTACGAAAACAGCGCCCAGCGGCCCGTGCGCGCAGCGGAACGCGAACGCCTGTGGGGCTTCTGGCGCGATAGCGGCTACGATCTTCGCCGCGCGGTCAAGCTCGCCGGATCCGACGGCGACCTGCTGAGGAATTATCTCAAGGGCCACGGCAGCAACACCGTACCGGCGCCAGAGCGCCACATCACCGAGGACATGGTCCGGCGGTGGTTCGTGCGACCCGATGAGGGGGCGTGGTTTGGCCCCCTGGACGGGGCGCGTTCGGTGTCGGCCTATGGCGCCACGAATCCGAAGGAGGACTTCGCCGAGGTGTTCGCCGACTGGGCACAGCGGCGGGAAGCGCTCCGCGACGACTACCCGCCGCCCCTCATGGGGCGGATTCGGCTGCTGGAACGCGTCCGGCATCGCCTCGCAACCACGACCGCCCACGAGTAACCCGCCGCCCCAGGCCCACGAGGTCCGCATGCTTTTCGACTCCATCCTGCTGCTACTGAAAGCGAAGGCGCGCGCCGCCGTGGGGCAACAGGTCGGGCTGTTCGGGGCCCCCGCGCCGGCCCCGGCCGCCGCCCCCGCCCCCGCCCCCCGTCCAGCTCCGCCGCCCCCCGACCCGGAACCGATCGACCGCCGCCCTGCGCTGCGCGCGTCGGCCCGGGAGCACAGCGACCGCCTGACGCGGACGATCAACCAGGCCGCCCGGACCTCGCTCACCGCGCACAACGCGGTCATGGACGCGCAGGAGGCGCACAAGCCGCCCACCATGGCGACGTTCTCGATCTCGCGCCTGCTGGAGCCCCAGGTCCAGGAGATGCACGACCGCATGAAGGCCGCGGCGGACGCGGCCGAGCAGACGCTGGCGCAGCACGTCGGCGGCGAGCAGGTCGTCCACGTCAAGCAGCACACCCGGCAGACCGCCCACGGCGTGCAGGTGGTCGCCGCCCACGATGAGAAGCGCAAGGCCGGCAAGCCCGCCCCGCCGCCGAACCCGCGCACGCAGGCCGGCCGCGACGATATCGCCAGTCGCGCGGCGTACCAGAAGAAGGTCATGGCCGGGCGGATCGGGACCGACGGCGTCCTGGGGCTGCTGCCGAAGGACGGCGAGGAGGGCGCGCACATCCACCCCGGTGGCTACGTCGGCGTCCAACACCTCGTCGACGAGCTGGCGCGGCGCCACGACGTCGAGGCGACGCCGGAGGCGCAGGCGGGGCTGCGCGCCCACGTCGAGGACGTCCTGGCCGCGGCGCACCGTGGCGGAAAGGTCGAACGCCAGAACCGGGCAAGCACCGGGGACGCGGTCCGCCATAGCCACGACAGCGCCGAGAGGAAGCCCTGGGAGCGCGCCAGCATCGCCATGGCGAACTACCACGGCCACGTACCGCACACCGAGGCCGAGCGCGCCAAGATGCGCCACGATCTCAGCGACGCGACCAAACACCTCGACGCCGTCCGCCACCTCATGACGCCCGAGCTCGCCCAGCACTACGAGGCGGAGATCGTCAGGCTGCGCGGCAGGGCCGTCACGCCGGACATGCGGACCGCGCAGTACACGCAGCGTGGATCCTACGACGCCGCCCCGCACCTGCTCGACGCCGCGGCCGACGCCGAGCTCGGCATCCCGTCGCAGGCTGTCATCGAGGACCAGCACGGCGCCGTCAACACCTCGGCCGTGAACTGGGTACGGCACCGGCTCGGCAAGCGGGGCGCAAACCAGCTGGTCGTCAAGGCGACGGCGCAGGCCTACAGCATCATCGCGGCGAAGCTGGAGCAGGCCATGAGGGCCGCGCAGCCCCGCGCGAAGATCCCCGAGGCGCCGGCCAGCGATGACATGGCCGCGGCGCGCCGCGGCCTTGACGACTACATCAACACCGTAGCCAACAAGCGCCTGGGCAAGGCCAAAGTCGACGAGCTGCTGGCGATTCACGGCGCCGAGACGTCGCCGTTGGGCGTCGAAATAACGCGAGTAATGGATCTGAAAAGACGGCTCCCCCTTCCGAAGACCCCGGCCGACGCGGTCTTTCGCGCCACGCGTGGCGCGCAGAACCGCATCGCTGGCAAGGACATGTACGGCGGAGGCGATCCCGGGCAGGCCGTCCAGGCGCTGCGCGCGCGCGGCTTTCGGGCCCACCTCGAGCACGAGGGCGAATACCACACGCCGATCATCGTCACCGACGCCCCCGAACACGTCCCGGCCCACGAATGGGCCGCGCTGGACGCTGGCGCCATCGGAAGGGGCCCGAGGCGGGACCCGGACAGCGTGATCGCCCACCTGGCCACGCACGGCCTGCCCGAGCACGCACCGGACTGGGGCGGCAAGGCGACGGCCCACCTCTCCGAGTACGACCAGCGGTCCCATCCCGAGTCGCTGCTGTCGCCGTTCGGGGTGATCGAGCACCCGCGGATGAACGCCGGCCCGGCGCGCTACTCGTTTGCCAGCGACAAGTCGGCGCGCGCGGCCCTTCCCTGGCACGAGGCCGCCGCGTCGCGCGAGCGCGAGCGGTACACCGCGCTGGAGGCGCAGCCGAACCTCGGGCGGCTGGAGCTCGGGCGCAAGTTCGAGGCAAGGCGACGAGCCGAGGAGCACGAGGGCATCGCCGCGGCCGCGCGGTCGCATCTGCGGCTTCCGGCGGTCGCGACGCCCGGGCGCTGATTCGCTCGCCGTAGGCGGCGGGCCGGTACCACCTCCGCGACAGGAGGCGGATCGATGCTCACCGCGCGCGCCGCCGAGGCGTTGCACAAGGCCATGCAGGCCTCGCTCGTTGGTCGCACCGGGCTGGCGCTGCTGCCGAGCTCGACCGATCCCAAGGTCAAACGCTGGCAGCTCGTGACGCACGAGCAGGCGCACGCCCGCGGCGGCCGCCTGGTCAGCGACCTGGCGGCCGAGGCCCGCGTCCACGCGGCCCGCCTGCCGTCCGACGCATGGCTGGAGCAGGGCCGCCCGCACGACCTTGATCAGGCGGCGCAGCGGCTGCTTCGGTTCACGCCCGGCATCGAGGAGGGCGCGCGCGTCAAGGCGAACCCCAATCCCCCGGGGCAGTTTCACGCCGACGGGGTCCGCGTCGATCGGATGACCGAGATCGCGCGCCGGTGGAGGCCTCCGCCGGCCGACCTCGGCAAGCTGACCCAGGACGAGCTCGCCCACGTGGTCAAAATCGGCCTGCGGCTGCGCGAGCCGACCGAAGGACAGGACCCATGGGGGCGCGCCGCGGTCGAGGCCGCCAGCCGTCGGCTGTTGTCGAAGGACGACGGCCCGCTGGCGCGCTCCCGCGCGCTGCTGGACCGGCTCAAGGGCGTGCCGGGCGACGCGTGGCTGCCCGCGTCTCGTGTGTCCGCCGGTCGGGCTCGCAAGGTGCTGGCCCACCAGCTGCCGCACCTCGCCGCCCAGGGCGCCGGCCAGCAGGTGGATCGCGAGTTCACCGCGCCCCTGTTCCCCGAGATCGACCGCGACCTCGACGACTACCGGCCCGCGCCGGACGATCGGACGATCCTGGGGGGCAGCGACGAGGACCTCGCCCGCTTCGCCCAGCACGCCGTCCGCTGGGGCGAGGGCGGCGGGCCCTGGCGCCACGCCGGCGCCATGGTGGCGGCCGAGCAAGCACGCCGCGCCCGGCCGGCCACGCACCCCGTCAGCCAGGCCCGAGCTGCGCTGCACGGGCTCAGCGACGACGCGCTCGCCGACGTCCGCAACAGCTACATCCGCCACAAGCACCGCGGGTCGGTGGACCTCACTCTGGAGCAGGCGCTTGCAGAGGAGGATCACGCCCGCGCGGTGGCCCGGAGCCACACCGATGCCCGTCCTGGTTCGCCGTGATCTGCTCGACCTGAGCTCCGCCGCGTCCTTTCCCGTTTGGACCGCGCCGCAGGACGGATGGCTCGCCTGGGGGGCGCGCGATCGTGTTCTCTGGACGGACGAGAACGGCGCGCCGCGCGTCGCGGCCCTGATCAAGTCGCGCCCCGACGGGCTGGAGGTCGAGGACCCCGACGGCGGGCTTCGCCTGCTGGGGTGGGGGCTGGGCACCGTCGCCCCCATGGGGCCGGTGGCGCCCCCCGACGATGAGCCGCTGCGCAAGACGGCGCTGAAGGCGGGCCAGCGCTGGATCACCGTGCATCCGCACGGGCCCGGCGAGAAGGGCGTGCCGATCCTAATTCAGGAGAATCCCGACGGATCCCACCGGGTCGTCGCCGGCGCGGGCGGCAAGCTCACGCACCTGCACCTGCGCAACGTCAAGCCCGAGAAGTCGAAGGAAGAGAAAGCCGCCGACGACAAGGACCGGCGCGACGCGAAGCGCGAGAAGGAGGCGGGCGAGACGCACGAGGAAAAGAGCAAGCGCAAGCTCAACGCGCAGGCTGCCCGTGAGGCCCGGCGCGAGAAGGAGCGGGAGCTGGTCGAGAAGGTGCGCGGCACGCTGGGCGGCATCCGCGAGGATCTGACCCCGGAGCAGAAGGCCGCACTGAAAGACGTGCACAAGCTCGAGGATCACCAGATCAAGGCGATCGAGACCGCCCACCACCGGGCCCAGTACAAGGAGGCGGTCGACCGCGCCCGCCAGGTGATGGGCGGGCTGGTCGAGCGCGAGACCAGCCGCGCGGAGCAACGGGCGGTACTCGGCGCCGATGAGAACGACCCGGCGCTGCACGAGGCGCGCAAGATGGCGGCGCTGGCCTTCGAAGCCGAGCAGGAGGTCGCCGAGACCAAGGGCGAGCTGCGGCAGACGGGCCGGCAGCGGCTCACGGGCGGCGACCCGGAGGTGTCGCTGCGCGCGGCGGAGAGCGCGGCGGAGTCGCTGCGCGAGGGGCCGGACGAGGCGCTGCGTGATGCGGCGGGCCGCGGCGACGCAGCCGCGCAGGTCGCCCAGCGCGCCGTCGCGGCGGCGGAGAAGGCCCGCCAGCTCGTGGAGGCGGCCGACCGCGCCGGCAAGGGCGAGATCGACGACGAGATCCGCAACGCGCTGGGCGACGGCGCCGAGCAGCTGTCCGAGGCCGACCGGCGCGCGAAGCTGCTGGAGGCGGCGGGCAAGGCTGGGCGGCAGGCGGAGGTCCAGCGGGCGCGCATGGAGCACCTGGAGGCGCTCCAGGTGGAGGACCCGGAGGCGGCATGGCGCGCTCTCGCCTTCACCGACAACCTCAGCCGCATGGCGAAGGATCGAAAGTCCGCCGTCCAGGCCGGGCTGGTGGACGCCGTCATGGTCGGCGCACGCGACGTCGATCACGCCGCGGCGGCGGAGCTGGCGCGGGACTTCATGCGCCACCAGAAGTCGCTGAAGGAGATCAGGCAGGCGGCCGCGGCCGGCGACACGGCGCGCATCGACGCGGCGCGGCGCGGCTTCGAGTTGAACACCGAGGACATCGACCAGGACGTCCAGCTCAGCGTCGACGACGAGGTGCGCCGCAAGCTCACCGAGAACCTGCTGGGCGCGGCCGACCAGGGCCGGGCCGACTACCAGATCGCGGTCGGCGCCGGCCACCATGACGCGCTCGCTGACGTCGCCCTGGGCATCGCCGGCGCCCGCCACATCGACCGCCTGACCCTCGACGCGCTCGGGCTGCACGACGCGGCGCTGCTGCAACGCTACGCGCTTCAGAGGGCGGGGCACGACCCGGCCCACGTCCTGGAGGCCTTGGAGCGCCACCACGTCGCCGAGGTCTCCCGCTCGAGCGCGGCCGCGCTGGACCGCGCGGAGAAGGTCGCCCCAGGCCTGCGCGCGAAGCTGGACGAGGTCGGCGACTTCGAGCAGGCCGCCGCGCAGCTGAAGCTGCACGAGCGGGACATCAAGGCGGCCCAGGAGACGGTTGGGACCGCGATCGGCCGTTTGGAGGCCACCGCGGCGCTGTCGCAGGCCTTCCGCCAGGGCGGCGAGCTGCCGAAGACGCTGAACATCGACGGCAAGCGCGCCGGCATGGACCGGACCCTGGCGTGGCTGCACGCGGCGGGGCTTCAGCCGGGCGACTACCTGGTCGATCACGGCGACAAGCAGATCGTCGTCCCCCAGCGGGTCTGGCACAAGCTGCTCGTCAACGAGTCCAGCGAGATCGCCCAACAGCGCGCCGAGGTGGCGAAGATCAAGGGCGGGGCGCGCGACGAAACGGGCTGGCTCCCGCCGGGCATCGTTCGACGCGCTGAAAGCACGTTCACGGCGCCGGTCCCGGATATGCCGGTCCTGGCCGAGCCGCTGAACCTCAAGGGGGCGGAGACGGCCGAGGAGATCCGCGGCCGGGTGGAGCAGCACGCGGGCCTGCGGCTCGCCGAGGGCGAGCACCCGGCCGACATCATGTCGGACCTGCTCAGCACCAACAGCCAGAAAAACGCACCGAACAAGGAGGAGTATCTAAACGCGGTGCGCGCGGCGTTTCCTGTCGTCAACGAGGCGGGGCGACGCGTCAAGATACAGGACCAGGCCGAACACTTTCAGCGCCTCGCCGAGCGGGCGATGGTGGCGAAATACGGGCGGACCACCGGCGCGTTTCACGCCCAGGATCTGGACGTCAACGATCCCGGAACCCATGAGGCCCTCTTTCGAACGCTGGCGGAGCACCCAGACGGCGTGGTGGCCTTCAAGCCTGTCGGCGAGCTCACCCCCCAAGACCAGCGGGTCCTGCGTGATGCGGCCTATGTCCGCATGGGCATCGACCCGAAAACCAAGTCAGAGGAGCACCTTTACCAGGCGGCGCTGAGCGAACTGGAGGCGGAACCGGACCCGACCAAGGGCACGGTCAACATGCTGGATATGATCGGCCGGAAGCCGGGCGCCACGCCCAGCGGACCGTCGCCGGAATGGCTCGACTGGAAAAGCCGCAGGGATGCGATTCGGCGCAAGTTTCCGCGGCAGTCGCTTGAGACGGCGCTGGCCGAGCTCGGGCCCAGGCCGGCCGATCCCGACGCTGCCGCAGATCATGACCTTCAGGTCAAAGCCCTGCACGAGGCCGCGGCGAAGGCTCCCACCGCGTGGTCGCGGTTTGTTCAGGCCCACGACAGCCTGGAGCTTGCCCAGCGGGCCATGCAGGACGAGATCAAGAGCAGGGTCGTAAGCGCGTTTCATACCCACTACGGCAAGATCACCGGCCGCGCGCTGAGCATGGGCACCGCGGACGTCACCAACCCCGAGCGACACATCAAGGCCGTAGCCTCCGCCGAAGAGGCGGCCCAGCTGCGCGCAGAGGCGCAATCGATCTACGGCAAGCTGCGCGCGCGCGACGCCGGCAAGTTCGCCGCCGAGGGCGAGGGCGCGGTCAAGAAGAAATTCACGCGCTGGATGGAGCGCGACGAGATCAACCAGCAGGCTCAGCTCGGCATGTTCGGCGCCAAACCGAAGCCAGCGGCCGTCGCTCGCCCCATGCCCGAGGTCGAGGCCGGTACGCGCTACACGCTCGGCGAGCGCGCCGAGAACCAGATCGGCAGCCTGATGGGCGCGATCGGGCGCCAGTTCGAGCCCGGCAAGCCCGTGGGGCTGTTCCCGGGGCTGAACATGGACGGCGACCGCGTCCACCAGCAGCGCGTCCTGCGCCAGCTCCGGCGGACCAAACGAGTGGGCGGCTTCCTCGGCGTCGGCTCCGGCAAATCCCTGATCTCGATCGGCGGTTACACGCAGGCGCACAACGATGGCGAGGCCAGCCACGGCCTCTTTCTGGTGCCGGCGGCGGTCCAGGCCCAGTTCGGCGCGGAGATGCTGCGCTACACCGAGCCGGGCCGCTACGCCTGGCAGACCGGCGAGGGCAAGAGCCACGACGAGCGGGTGGCGATGCTGAAGGACGCGGGGACGCACATGCGCGTCTTCACCCACCAGTCCTTCCGGGCGACGGCGCTGAAGTTGATGGCCGACCATCACAAGCTCGACGCCGACCAGATGCGCGCGAAGCTCGATCAGGCCAGCCCGCGCGAGCGCGCCCGCATGATGCGCGAGGCCTTCGACGCCAACGGGATCCCGCGTCACTACGTCTACTATGACGAGGCGCACACGGCCGAGGCGCGCGAGGACGACGACGCCTCGGCGACCCACCTGGTGCGCTCCGCCGTGACCCACCCGGTCAACGCGACCCACTACCTGCACGGGACGGGTACGCCGGTCAAAAACGACGCCGGCGAGCTCTGGTCGATGGCCTCGGCGCTGGACCCGGACCGCTACGGGGACCGCGGCCGCTTTCTACAGAACTTCGGGCAGGCGACGGCGAACGCGCCCAACGCGCTGCGCCGCGAGCTGTCCCACCTGACCTACACGGCGAAGATCCCCCCGGAGGGCGTGCGCCGGACCGACACCGACAACCCGACGATCAAGCCCGGCGCGCTCGGGGGCCCGAGCCGCAAGGTGACCGACGGCGCGCCGCTGGAGCTGCTGCCCGAGCACAAGGCGCTCGTCGATGGCGTGGAGACGGCCTACCAGAAGGCGCGCGCGGCGCGCAAGCGCGGCGAGGTGGACGTCGAGGCGCTGAAGCACCTCAGCCCTAAGAGCTTCGCCAACGTGCCGGAGGCCGAACACGCCGAGATCGCCGACAGGCTGACCCAGTCGCTGGGCATGGTCAAGGAGGCGGCCATGCGGCGGGCCGTCAACGGCGCGCCGGCGGAGGTCAACACGAAGCTGCAGGCGATGACCCGGGTCATTCAACACGACCTTGGGCAGCGCTGGACGGACCGCAAGGGCAAACAGCGCGACGGGCGCGCCTCTATCGTCTTCACCGACCGGGCCGAGGAAGCCCGCATGATTCACGAGCACCTGACTCGCAAGGGCGTTCGGGCTGCGCTCTATCATGGCGGTCTGACCCCGGAGGAGCGCGACGGCGTCCGGTTGGGCTTTCAGCCCGAGGGCGGCGGCTCGCCGAAATACGATGTCTTCGTTTCGACGGCCGCGGCCGAGGCGGGCGTCAACCTTCAGCGCGCCAGCGTGATCCACCACTTCGACGTCCCGATGACCGACAAGAGCCACGAGCAGCGATCGGGCCGCGCCTTCCGCCAGGGCCAGCTCGGGGACGTGGACATCCACAACTGGCACACCGACACCGAGTTCGAGCACACCGCCAGGAAGCGCCTGCGCGACAAGGCCCTGCTGGCCCAGGTGATGCAGGACCCGCTGCCGCACCTCGACGAGCACGGGATCGCCGGCATCTACCGCGCCGTCCAGGCCGAGCAACACCAGGAGGCCGCTTGAAGCCCAGCAAGCAACACCAGGAGCTGACCCGGTCCCTCGCGCGCCTGGAGGGGATGCGGCGCGCCAACGCGCACGCGCAGGCCAGCGTCGCCCGTGAGGCCCACCACCGGGCCGGGCTCGCCAACCGGGTGCGCGGCGACATGCTGTCCGTCTTGGAGGGCGGGACCTGCGAGTATGGCGCGCAGGATCTGGCGCACAGCCTCACGGACGAGGAGCAGCGCATGCGGCGCGTGGGCGTGCTGCTCGACCGGAGCGCGACCAACCCGGAGCTGTTGCAGGACGAGGACGCCAGCCCGCTGTAGGCGGCGCGGGGCCCGGCGCGCGCCAACGGCGGGCGATTTGTTGCGCGTCGGACGCGCAACGGGTAGAACATGCGCGAGGATCAAGCCCCATGCGGATTCTGGCCCGCGACCTCGTCCGCCTGGTGGACGAAACCCATTTTGCGGCGTCTACGCACGCCGAATCCGCGCCCCAGCTGCGCGGGCTGTACCTCGAGCCCGTGTTGAACCGGGTTCGGCTGGTGGGGACCAACGGCGCGGTGCTGGCCTGGGCGTCGGCGCCGGTTGACTACGCCTATGCAGGCTGTACGGTGCCGCCCCTGCGCACACTCGGGGCCCGGGTGATCGAGGTCCGCGGGCTCCGCTGGGCCGCGGCGCGGCTGGTGGGCCGCGGCGGGTCCGTTACCCTGGACTACCTCGAAAGGGGGGCCAGTCAGGCGCAGCGACCGGGGCTCGGTGTCACCCCTGCGCTGCGCCTCTCCTGGGGTGATCACGTCGTCGAGGTGCCGACGATCGACGCGCCGTTCCCCGACTACGCGCAGGTCGATACTCCCGGACCCTACCGGGTTCAGGTCCGGCGCGATTCGCTGCTGGCGGCTGTGCAGCGGTTGGAGCCGCTCGCGGTGGACGTCAACCGCGCAGGCACGATCGTGATCGCCGAGGACGTGCAGGTCGAGGTCGCGGCGCGAGCGTTGGGGCAGGAACCGGTCGCGCTGTCCGTCCCCCTGCTGAACGGGCCGGGCGGTCGAGAGCTGATCACCCGCTGCAACCTGCGCACGCTGGCGGCGCTGCTGCCCTACGCGGGCGAGGTCGTCGAGATCGGCTATAACGGGCCGCTCGACTGCCTTTTTCTTCTTGGCCGGACGGACTGGCGCGGCGTCATCGCCACGTTGAGGGTGGCCTGATGGCCGGGGAGCTGACCCGCTGGCTGGTCGCCGTGGAGCAGTCCATGGCCGCGCAGTGGGCGGAGCGCCTGCCCGGCGGCAAGGTGCTGGCCGACGAGCCCGCCCCCGAGGGGCTGCTGTTCGTCGAGTGCTCGTTTCCGCCCACGGACGATCAGCGGCGCGCCTTCGAGCTCGGGCGACCGATGGGCTACTCGATCGGGGGGACATCAACCCCCATGCTGGTGGTGCTGGGCAAGGACGGCGACGGGCTGGTCAGTGACCGGCTCCGCGGGACCTCGCACCTGCCCGCCTGGGAGGCGCTGCAATCGGCCCTGCGTCCATGGCCCCAGGCGGTCGATCCGGCGGCGGCAATGACGAAGGCGCTGGGCCGTGCCGCTGCAGCGTCGGCCGACGCCGCGGCGGTGATCGCCGACGAGTCGCACACGTGGCGGGGCGCTGGCTCGGTCGGCCCAGAGCAGCAGGACGCCGTCAGCCTGGGCCCGGAGCTGGAACACTACGAGGGGCGACGCGAGCGTCGCCGACGGGAGCGCCGGGAGCGGAGCCGGCAGCGACGCATGCGCCAGGGGCGCCGATGAGACGGCGGGCGACGGGCGGCGGGCGGCGCGCCCACGATCGGCAGGCTGACCTGCAGCGACCTGCCCGGTCTCGATCTTGAGGTCGAGATCGTAGACCTGCCGGAGCTGGTCGAGTGTGACGTCCGCCCGAAAGTCCACCATTGGCGACCCGATCAGTCTCTGGTCCCGACGGTCGGGTTGGGTCCCCCCGTCGTTGACGAGACAGCCAGGCGCCGCAAGAAGCGCCGCGAGCGCCGCCAGCGGCGCGGCTGGTAAGACCACAACCGGAGCAAGGAAGGAATGGCTGAGCACGACGGCCGCGACGCGGCCCCACCCCACTACAACCAGCCGCGCGAGGTCGTCGATCAGGTGCGCGACCAGCGCGACGACGTGACGTTCGCGGCTTTCTGCGACGACACCGCGTTCATCTACGAGGCCCGCGGCGGGCGCAAGGGTGATCCCGTCGGCGACGCCAACAAGGCGAAGTGGTGGCGGCAGATGGCCGACCACGTGCGCGGCCTGGCGCCCGATCCTCGCGCGGCGCGCCCGAACTTCACCCCGTACCGGCGGATCCGTCGCGGCTCCGCGGTCCTGTGCAACCTCGTCGAAGGGGTCGTCATCCCGGGGATCGTCGAGAACGTCAGCCCGAGCACGCCGCACCGCCTGCTGGTGCTCGTCGTGTGTGCTGGCGGCCACAAGGTCGAGGAGCTGCACCGCGGGGACGTGATCCCCGACACTCGCGACGACAGGGGCACGGCATGAGCGCGCGCCGTAGTGTTCATACCTCTGTAGACCTAAAGGGCCTGCTGACGTGGAAGGACAAGGACCTGCGGCGCTGGTTGTCCTCGTTCGTGTTTGAAAATGGCCCCGCATCCGACGTGCAGACGCTGCGTGGCAAGCTGTTGGAGCTGGTGATGGAGGGGACGCTGTTTCTGCCCGTGGGTGAGCCGTGCGAAGGGTGGACGGACGCCAGCGGCTGCCCTGGGCACGACGTACCCGCGCCGGTCGTCGCTGGGTCCAGCTGATGGAGGCGCGCGCTGACCCCAACAGCCCGACGCTGCGCGCCTGGTTGACCCGATGGCGTCGCCGCCGCCACGTCGCGGGCCGGTGCTTCGAGGCCAGCCGCGAGGGCGTGGCGTTGTTCCCCGAGCTGCGCCCCATCATCGGCGCCACCGCGCGCAAGCCGTCGGCCCGCGTGACGGACTTCCTGGGCGGGCTGCACTGCTGGCTGGTCCAGCCCGATGGCACGATCGTGGACGCGACGGCGCACCAGTACGGACCGCCGGCCGAGGGCTTGCAGTACTGGCCCTTCCTGGAGCAGCCCCGGTATCCGCTGGAGGCGCTGCCCAAGCGGTACTATTGCGACGGCTACCTGCCCGCCCATCCCAACATCGTGGCGGCCTGGCTGCTGCGCGAGTGCGGCTGGTCGCCGTCCGACCCCCCGGGCGACCAGCCCGCGACACAGGCCCCGTAGCGCGCCCGTAGCCGACCCCGCCCCTGTCCGGGCCGGGTCGGTACCACGCGGGCGTGGATCACCTCTTCCAGCTCCTGGGCACCGCCGAACCCCTGCGCAAGGCCTCCGCCGGCGTTGAGGGGCACGAGCCGTCGCGCGCGCTGGGCGGCTGGGCGACCACCTACGGCAAGCTGGGCCCCGACGGGCAGGTGATCCCCACCTGGGACCGTGACGATCAGGTGATGGACGCGGCGCGGGAGCTGGAGGGGATCGACTGGTCCACGTATTTGCGCGGCGGCGGCGGCTTTTGGAACGATACGCACATCGGTGGCCGCGCCGGGGATCGCCAGATCAAGGTCGGGATCGGGACCGCCTTGGGCTTTCACGGCCCGGGCTCCGAGCTGGCCCAGGACCACGGCAAGGTCGGCTGGTGGACCGCTGGCCACCTCTGGGACCGCAACGATCCCAACAGCTGGTCGCTTTACACCGACTACCGGCCGACCCCGCAGGACCTCGACCGCGCCGACTACTTCTGGGACCTGGCCACCGGGCCCCTGCGCGGCGCGGACCGGACGCTCGGCTTCTCCGTCGATGGCCTGATGCGGACCAGCCCGTGCCGTCGCCGGATCATTTGGGCGGCCGTGCAGGAAGTGGCGCTGGCCGTCGGTCCGGCAAACCCGGACTGCACCGTCGAGGTGCTGCACAAGGCCCAGGGCGTCGCCCAGGGCTTTGACTTTCTGCGCCCAGGCCTGATCGGCGCCGACGCCCTGCCCGCGGAGTGCGGGCGTTGCCGCTGCCCCCCTGGGGTGTGCGGTCTGGCCCGCGTGGCGTCGCTGAAAAAAAGCCAGGGCGTCCAACGGCACCCGGTACCACGCGAACAAGTCCGGCCCGGGAGCCGCCCGGCGGCCCCCCCCCTTCTTCTCTCGACCCACGAGGCCCGCATGGAAACCAAGACCGCCACCCCGCTCGACACGGCACTGCAGCAGCTCGACGAGCTCGGCAAGGGCGCGACGGCCGCCGACCCCACCCTCGACGCGCTCGCGGAGATCGAGGATCTCGGCAAGGGCGGCGGCGACGAGCCCGAAGAGGAGACCGAAGACGAGCCCAGCGAGGAGAGCGAGATGGAGAAGGCCGACGAGGGCGACGAGCCGGACGACGAGGAAGTCGCCAAGGCCGCCGAGGAGGTCTTCGAGTTCATGTCCGGCATCGACGCGAGCCTTCGCCGCATCGAGGCCGCCAACGCCGAGCTGCGCAAGTCCGTCCCCGACGTCTCCGGCCTGGAGATCCAGGTGGGCGCACTTCAGAAGTCGGTCAACGGGATGCAGGCCACGATCGACCGGCTCAGCGGCTCGCTCGCGGCGGTGCTGCGCGGCAT